ACATCTTTCCCTGCATTTATAATAATCTGACTCAGTGGCACTTGTATCGCTTCAATTATTATTTGTGCCGCCACTTTGTCGTGTATTGTTTGCTCAAAAGTCTTATGGCTGAGCTCGTGTGCTGCTCGGTATAGTGCCAACCCTCCGCCAGGAATAATCCCTTCTTGAAGGGCGCTGCGCACCGCGCATACCGAGTCATCGACTCGGTCAAATTTTTCTTTTTGCTCCACATCACTATTAGCTCCCACGTATATACACCCTATTGCACCAGCTAGGCTGGCTACTCTCTCATTTATAAAGTCTTTATCGCTTTTAATGGTCATATTTTTCTGCTGCTCCTTCAGCTCATTGATCCTGTCTAGTGTCGCATCGGTAAGGTTGGCTTCTTTAATGAGTACTGTTGACTCTTTACCCACTATTATTTTATCGACATGTCCCAGGTCACCCATACTTACAAGGCTCAGGTCATCACCCGTCTTTTCGCTGTATATTTTCGCCCCTACCGCGAACGCTATGTCTTGCATAAGCTCACTACTTTTGTATCCAAACTGTGGAGGAGCTATTGTACATAGGCTCAGATTATTTCTTACTACGTTGGCCGCCAAGGTATTGACCACATTCTCAGAGCATGGAGCAATTACTAACAACTTCTCTCTATTTTGTATGATTGGTTTGAGCACGTTCTCTATTTGCAGGATGTTATCTATACCAATATCACACACTAAGACTTTAACATCTTCAAGCACACACTCATCTTTACGGTGGTTGTTAAGGAACATAGGTGAGGAGTACCCCCTATCCACCTTTATCCCGTTAGTCACCTGGGCATAGGTCTCATGATTCTGCGACTTCTCTACTGTCACTATCCCATTAGTACCCACTTTGTTATATGCATCGGCTATAATACTACCGATCTCTTTGTCGTTGTTAGCAGATATTGTCGCTACATCGAGCAGCGTATCTTTAGTAATTTTCTTAGAGTTTTTTTCTAGTATACCGATAATTTTATCGCAGTATCTGTTTACACTTTTAATAACCTCGGTGATGTTATGGTTTTCTTTTAACAGTTTTTGTCCCACATTAACAATCGCTTCAGTAAGTACTATAGCTGTGGTTGTCCCGTCACCTGCGGAGTTAGCAGTTCTGGTTGCTGCATCCTTCATCATTTGTATGGCTAGGTTTTCTATTGGGTTGTCCAGGAATATTGACTTGGCTACAGTGACACCGTCTTTAGTAACGGTAATCCCCCCAGTGTGGTCGGGGGATTCAATGAGTACCGTCTGACCTCTTGGGCCTAGTGTACTTTTAACTGCTTTTGATATCGCAGTAATTCCTTGTATTAGTTGCTCACGACCTTTCTCATCAAAGGTTAAGTCTTTTGGTATATATCCTAGTTTACTCATTGAATTAGATTTAATTAAATTACAAAACAAAGATAGTATAAATTGTCAAAAAGCAAAATGTCGAATGACAAACTTATTGCTCACCTTACTCTCTATATATATTTTACCTTACTCTTCTTTTTTTTTATTTTTATAATAGTAATATTTTCGACATTATCGACATTAATAATAATTATAATAATAAAAGTACTGAGAATCAGTTAGTTACGTTATGTCGATTTTAAAATTGTGTTGACACAGTTGTGTCGGTTATTGTACACTAACACAAAAAAAAGAGATTCATTTCTAAACCTCTTAATTTTAAACAAAAAGAAAACAGAAAAATATTTTAATAATTTAGTTCGTTAAACTTCTTTTTATCTTCAGCTAACTGTATAGCTTCTGCCATTAAATTAATCTTACGATCATTGTCAACAGCTCGTTTCATAGCAGCTGCTTTTGCTATTCCACTCATGCCATCAGGTCTGTCATTTATAAGTCTTCCGTCCTTGACGTACAACCCATCAACGTAATCTTTTGCCATAGTTATAAAATTTTATGCTACAAAGATACGGAAAATATTTTGGAGTATTCAGATATATAGAGGTTGAGGGTTATTATTGCTTATACACACACCCCCCTTGATCAAGAAAGTGATTTTTTTTTGACTCATTAAAATGTTTTGAAAAATCCCATATAGATTTTTTCAGAATTCTAAATTCAGTTCCCTATAGTAGTGGTTAGGTGGTACATCCTTCACACTATATTCCTTTGTTGATTAGTTATTGTAATGACTTCTAAGAAACTATCTCATACCTTCCCTTCTTAAATGGTAAACACAAAGAGAACAGACTAAGAGCCTTCCCTTAACCCCTCACCGAGTCAAAATATAACTAAACAAAACACACACAGAATCTCCATTTCATTTCATGATTGAATATGATTTGTGATTTAAATATTAAATAATAATCATTTGCAACAAGTATTAAAGAAAGTTTCTCCTCATATACATAAAGTATTTGATAAATAATAATCAAATAATAATAGTTTATTCGACAAAGTTTATTATATTGCATAAGAATTAAAATTTAAAACTATGTATGAATTAATCGAAACATTTAAAATTGAGGTAATTGAATGCCCTCAAGAAATTAGTGAGTCATTCAAAGAATTAACTATAAATATACAACTATGAGTAAAGGAATAGATATGTTTAAAATCTTAGCTAATGTTAAGAAAGAGCAAGGTGCTAATGACTTATATTATGAGTTAGAAGACACATTAGTTGGGTGGGGAAACTCCACTCAAGCTTACAACAATTTTGTTGAAATATTGGCTAATTGGGATATGGATATCCAAGACTATACAAAAGGTGCAACACTATGATAGATTATAAAAAAGAAGTGTTAAAAATGAAGAACATCATCCTCGATTTTGATGGGGATGATGGTACTTGGGATTTGTGCTTTGAGAAAAGAATCACAAATGACTCTGATAAAAGTTTCTCAAATGGTAAATCTTATATGCCTATGTATACATACATAAAGTATACCGAAGGAGATTACATTATTGATGATGAAACTGAAATCTATGTGTATGAAGAGATGTTTCAACATACAATTATTGATGCTCTTTATGACTCTACAAATAAGAAAATCTTCTTTGATGGTATGAAGAAAAATCAAGTAGATGAATTTGTAGATTGGAGAGATATTTATAAACATCATTTGTTATCACAATGAATAAGATAGAAGTAAAATTTACCAAAAGACAATTAGAACTCATTCAATATGCTTGTGAATTGTCCCAAGATGGGAGAAGAGTAAAGGATGCAGAAGGAATGAAGGCAATTGTAATAAAACTCTATAAGTTAGGAATAATAAATAGAGGAATAGATTAACTGAAGAGGATTCAATATCCGAAACACCTCTTTATGAGGTGTCTTAATCAAAATGAATTAACTATGACTATTAAACAAAAAGTTTTTATATCTCTTAAGAAGAAGTATAAAACATCCTCTTTTAAATTAGAGGATATTAGAAGAGAAATTTGGGTTGCTCAAGGAAAGAATCCAAAGGAGTTTTATAATAAGCAAGGTTACTACATGGTAGCCATTAATGATTGGGTAGGTGATAGACTTTTAAGCAGAAGACAAAAGAACATTTATAAACTATCTTTTGTTGGTTGCCTATATGCTAATAATCCAATCAAAACAAATAGGATATTAAGAGCATTGGCAGACAGAAACAAAGCAAGGAGAAAAGCCATCAATAATCATGAGGACAATTTCAAACACTTAGTAGGAAGAAAGATTGTAAATGTAAGGAGACTTACTCCTTATGAGTGTGTAAATTTTGGATGGAATAAATCACCTCTTGTATTAGAATTAGATGATAGAACTTGCTTAATTCCTCAGACAGATGATGAAGGAAATGAAGGTGGGGCAATGTATCACTATGACTATGATTATAAACAAAGGAAAGGATACATCAAAGAAGAGGTAATATATACTATATAACTAAAAATAAATAACTATGGAAGAAACAATAAATATAAATATCTGCTACACTATTTGTAGTGAAAGTGGAGATAAAATAATTGACACAGAAATGATGTTAGAAGATTATTTTGATAAAGTAAATACATTAATTAACCAAAACTAAATAACTATGGGACAATATTTTAAAGTAATAAATAAAACAAAAAAAGAAGTTTTAAACCCACATACCTTTGGCAATGGGCTAAAGTTATGGGAATTTGTGTCAGATGGTAATGGAGTTTTACAAGGACTCGGATTGTTATTGGCAGAAGGGCATGTAGAGTATAAGGATTTAATCCCTAAACCATCTACCATTATCGGTAGGTGGCATGGAGATAAAATAACTATTTTAGGTGACTATGCTCAAGACAAAGAAGGTAATAACATTTGGGATACTATGTTGGATTCTGAAGGAGAATTAAAGAAGTCATGGAAAGATATTTCTGTGGAGACTTATAAAACACTTCTTAAAGACACTTGGGTTGGTAATAGGAAAGCCGAACAGATAAAAAAGCATGGAACAAAGTTTATGATGAGTGATGAGAAAAAACTAATGTTAGAGTTATTTCCTAAAGAATGTACAGAAGGAGACTTGAGACAAAAGTATGACTTTGTAGAGAAAGAACAATCTGAAGAGTAAAGGTTTAAACACCTACGAAACTCCCATGTATTTGGGAGTCATTGTTTAACTTAAATTAAATCAAATGAATAAATTAATTAAAGAGATACAATTTCATCTTAAGGAACTCGACAAGGGTAACATAGATAAGGATGATTTTGTAAATGCTATTACTGAAATTTGTAGTGAAGAATCACCTCAAGCTGTGGAAGATCCTACTTGGGAATTTGACAATTCATCTCCAATTATCCACTTGGATGAGGATGGAAATGAACTCAAAGATTCTCCACTTAGTAATCCACTTGACAACCATTTTAAAACAATGGCAAGTATGGTCAGAAACTTAACTAAAAATAAATAACTATGGAATTTAAAAAAGCAATTGTATTTACCGATACCAAAAAACTTACATTTTTTAATAAAAATAATTTTGATACTTATTGTTCTAAACACCAAGTAAATGCCGATGATGTATTAATTAATGATATAGCTTTCTATGGATGGGATGAAATAGAAGTATTTTTTAAAGCAAAATCTGAAAATGAATTTTGGGATTATATAACATAAAGAAATAATTATGAATGTATTAGAATTATTTAGTGGTAGCCGAAGTATCGGCAAAGAAGCAGAGAAGAGAGGGCATAAAGTCTTCTCTTCAGACTTCGTTGATTTTCCAAACACAGACTATGTGTGTGACATCATGAAGTTTGATGTAAACAAGATTCCATTTAAAGTGGATATGTTGTGGGCATCACCACCTTGTGAGTCATTTTCTGTAGCATCCATAGGACATCATTGGGAGAAAGGTAAAGAGTTTATGCCTAAGACTAACAATGCAGTTAAAGGTATAAACATCTTAATGAGAACAATGAAGATAATAGATATAATGTTACATAGAAATCCAAACATGATTTGGTACATAGAGAATCCAAGAGGTAAGATGAGAAAGTCTCCTCATTGGAATGAAATCCACCATGTTAGGCACACTTTAACCTATTGTCAATATGGTGATGATAGAATGAAGCCAACTGACATTTGGACAAACAATTTTAAGTGGACTCCCAAACCTATGTGCAAGAATGGTGATCCATGTCATGTGTCGGCACCAAGAGGAAGTCAAACTGGAACACAAGGTCGTGGAAGCTACTTTGATAGAAGTAAGATTCCTTCTGAATTGTGTAAAGAAATAGTAAGTATAACAAGTAAATTAAATAAATAAATTATGGCAAATAGTAGTTATTGCAGATATGAAAATACTGCACGAGATTTAAAAGATTGTGTAGAAGCAATTGATACTGATGGAATATCAGAAACTGCAAGTGATAGAGAAATTGAAGGGTTGAGAGATTTACTCATTCTTGCAAAAGAAGTGGTAGATAGAGAGGATGAAATTCTGGACTTGCTCGGTGATAGTTAAAAAAAATGTATAACTTAAATTAAATAAATTATGAATAGAGAAGAAATATATAATCAAGTAATTCAAGAGTATTCTGAATTAATAGATAATGGAGAAACTTGGACCACACCAACTGGTGATAATATTCAAGATATAATAGGAAACTTAGTTGACTTAGTTATGAAATATGGTCAAGAAGTGTATGATGTTGTTGACCTTGATGATTATACTTTAGAACAATTAATGGACTATGAATACTTAGAAAGTAAAATAAAAATTTTAATAAATTAAATAAAAAAACTATGGATTTAGAAAATAAACATACTGAAATTGAACATCTCAGAAAGCTATTGCAAGAAGAGATGAAAGCAAAGGATGAAGCAATTAAAGAGTTGAATAATTATAAAAACTCTTATTTAACAATTGATAAAAAGTATTATCCAAAGGATGTAAAGTTTTATCAGAAAGCACAACTTTTCGAAATAAGAAAAGGTGATGACTTGCAAGATGATGACATATGGGATTCATATTGTGAAGACTTAGGGATAGATGAAGGACAAGAATCCTTCTGTGTTTGTGTGATTGGGATAATGCATCAGTATGACTCCTAAAGGAATTATGTTAGAATTATTATACCTTGTGTCTAAAATAATGAAGGCAAGGTGTGAACAAACATATGATGAAGGTGAAGCAGACAAATGGAGCAAAAACCATGATGCTATCATTAAGATTATAAACCAAATAGAAAATGGTGGTATTAAATAATTATATAACTTTAAAACAAAAACAATGAGAAAAACTACATTAGATCAACTTGCAGAATGCAAATGGGAATTAGAAGAAGTAAAAACTGAAGCACAAGAGTATAAATTGTATAAAAAAATAATTACAAAATTATTTCCAAGACAACATGAAAGAATAGTTGATGAAATAAAAAAAAAGATAAAAGAAAGAAATAAAAAATTAGGTATTAAGTAAATAAAGAACTACTTTTGGTGAAATATACAACAATTAATGAACAAGTATTATTCGCCAGATCCAGAAGAAGAAGAAGAAGAAGATGATGTATTCTTGTTTATATAAAGAAACTAGTTAGTTAATTCAATGTTAATTCCCACCTTTCATACATGGGTGGGTTTTGACTCCTTCAAACAAAAGAAAAGATAAATGAAAAAAGATATATTTAATAAGTATAGTGAGGCTGTGGCTAAACAATTTCATCTGACATTAGATGAGATGTTTAGTAAAACTAAAAGACAAGACATAGTAGAAGCAAGACAAATATTATATTACCTCTGTAAAGAAAGACCCATTAGATTTAGTTTCATCCAAAGATTTCTAGAAGAGAATGGGTATAAAGTAGGACATTCAAGTATTATGCATGGTTACAACCAAGCTAAAAAAATGATTGAGGAAGATGTAGATTATAAAAACTTTATTGACAAAGCCACACAAGATGCCGACACTGATTGAAATATTTAATGAAGCCAAGTCTGATCCAAGGGCAATTATTACTCAGTTTACCAATAGAGAGTCGGTAATAAACAAGGGGTGTAAAATTCAAAAGTTTACTGATAGAATAGAAATACTTAATATGGGTAAGGGTGGTGATTACTTTAAATTATGCACAGATGAAGAGTATGATTTTTTCTATCGATTTGGATGGAAAGTAGGGGTAATTCAATTAGCTATTAGTAATTGCCAACATAAATTAAATATTATTAAAGAAAGAATTAAGAAAGAAGTAAACACTAGAAAGAATGATAAGCATATTCAAAACCTTAAGAACAGAAGAGAGGCTATCATGGTGAAGTTTACTATATATAAAAGAAAATTAAATCAAGTTAAATCAAAATCACAATTATGAATAAACTAAAATCAATTAAAATCAAAGGAAAGGATTATGTTGAGGTTCATGAAAGACTTAAGTATTTCAGAGCCACATATCCTAAGTATTCTCTCACTACTGAAGTAATAGAGAAAACAGAAGCATCTATATTAGTTATGGCTATTATTAAAGATGATAATGATAGGATCTTGGCAACTGGTTTAGCCGAAGAGTCTAAAAATTCTACATTTATAAACAAAACAAGTTATGTAGAAAATGCCGAAACTTCAGCTTGGGGTAGAGCATTAGGTAATTTAGGAATAGGATTAGACACCTCAGTAGCAAGTGCCGATGAGGTAGTTAATGCAATAGCTAATCAAAATAAACCTGTTAAGGTTGCTCAAGAAACTAAGAAGGAAGGGAAGTGGACATTAGAGGTGAAGGATGAAAAGTGGGATGTGGTCCTACAATGGATAGCTAAAAACAAGAAAAAGGGATTAGCTAAACTAATAGAAGAGTTAGAAAAAGACTTATATATCATCGGTGATGATGTGAAGGTAGAACTAAAAAAACATGTATAGCCCTATGGACCCACAAGCAATAGTCTTGGATAAACTCCAAGATGACATTAATTATTATGGTGATTATGGTAAGCAGTTTTTATCATATTCAGACATAAAAACCTTGTTTAATAATAAAAAGTTATTTAAACAAGACATACCTAAAAGTAAGGCAATGATTGAAGGTTCTTACTTTCATACTGCTATGCTTGAGCCTACAAGAGTAAAGGAGTATCAAGTAGTAGATGTATCATCAAGATCGACTAAAGCCTACAAAGAAATGTGTCCCCCTGGAGAAATTCTTCTCTTGCAAAAAGAGAAAGAACATCTCGATTTATTGGTAGACACTATGCAAGGTAATTTAGAGATGTCATCTATAATATATAGTGAAGGTAATAACTTTGAGGTTCCAGAAACTGAATCTATTATGAATAATCTTTGGAAAGGCAAAGCTGATATTGTAACAAATTCACCTTTTCAAGTAATAGCAGAGGATGAAAATGGAGATGAAAAAGTTATAAATTATTCTGAAGGTGCAGTTATAGATTTAAAAACTACATCTGATTTGACAAAATTTAGGTTTTCATTTTTTACTTATAATTATGATGCCCAGGCCTATATTTATCAAAGGCTATTTAACAAACCAATGTTGTTTCTTATTATTGATAAACAAACAATGGAATTAGCCATGAGACCTGTTTCTCCTGAAACAATTGAAAAAGGTCAACTTAAAGTACAACATGCAACTAAAATATATGAGAAATTTTTCGGTGATAAGGCAACTCATGACGTTAATTCGTTCATTGATAAGCAACTTATATAAAAAATATAAAAAGAAAAAACAATCAACTCACTTTCAAGTGGATGTTCCAAACACTTGTAGTAGTTGGAAAGAAAGAAGACAAATTCTTTCTATAACAAGAAAATTTTTGGAACAAAACATTAAAATTGTAAAAAATGAGTAATCAAGATCAGAAGATTTATTGTGGAAGTGGGGTAGAAAAATTTGATGGTGGATTGGTAGAAATATCAGTTTGTTTATCAGACATCCCAAAAGAACATAGGTTTGAGTATAATGGAAAATGGTATGCTAAACTTAAAGTTCAAAAAAAGAGAGAGGTTGATGAGTATGGTAAGACTCATCATGTATCTATTAATACCTGGAAACCAGAAGCCAAAGAAAATAAGGCAGAACAACCAGTGGTACAGAAAGAAGAAAAGGAAGTTAGTCCAGATCTGCCTTTCTAAATGTGTTTGGACGTAAGAAATAGGAGACTGGAAAGAGTCATGCTCTTTTATAATGATCACACTAACTTACGACCTTGACATTAGAGTTAGAGGAGTGCGTGGTTTCACTTCTCTTCTCTTTTGTCTAATGTCAAATGACAAAAAAAAATTAGTATTGAACCCTATAATAATAATTTGTATTATCTTTTTTTTATAATATTATATATTATTATTTATTGACAGAATTGACATAATAGAGTAAAATCTATTTATATAGAAGTAAAAATTAAATTTAATTAAATTAAATCGACATAAAATGGACATTACTATCTTTAAAGATATTAAAGAAACGGCACAACCATTCTATAGAAAAGTGGATGTTATCTTAAAAAGAATTCAAGAAGGGTCCTCTAAAGATTTAGTCAAAAGGATTAGAGCTGAAAAAGACAAAGAAAAAAGAAACCTTCTTAAACAACAATTGCCAGCCATTTGTTTTAGTGGCACCTTTAATAAAAGAAACGATACATCCCTACAAGCACATAGTGGATTAATATGCTTAGACTTTGATGGCTATAAAACCAACAAAGATATGCTTCAAGAAAAAGAGAGGTTAAGTAAGAATAAATATATCTTTGCATTGTTTATTTCTCCAAGTGGAAAGGGATTAAAAGCAGTAGTAAAAATTCCTAAAGAACCTGACAATCATAAAAATTATTTTTTAAGTCTACAACATTACTTAAACTCTGAGTATTTTGATAAGACATGTAAGAATATTTCTAGAGTATGTTATGAGTCTTATGATCCTCTTATACATATTAACACCACATCAAGTACTTGGGATAAAATAGTAGAGCAAGAATATACTGAAGTTATTAAACATGTAGATATTCCCACTATACCAGTTACTGATGAAAATAAAATTGTAGACATCCTTACTAAATGGTGGCTTAAAAAGTACCCAATGGTAGAAGGACAAAGAAACCAAAACATATACATATTGGCGGCTGCTTTTAATGATTTTGGTGTAAATCAAACCTTGGCAGAGTATGTTATGAATAACTTTGCTAGTAAAAATTTTACTGCTACTGAGATTAAAAGAACAATTACTTCTGCTTATGCCCAGGTACAAAACTTTGGTACAAAATATTATGAAGATGAAGATAAAGTAAATTCAGTCAGAGAAAAATTAAAAAGAGGTGTCTCAAAAAAAGAAATCCGATCCCAGCTTGAAGAGTCTGATGTTGAGGTCGGAACAATAGAAAATGTATTAGTCAGACTCGAAGATGAACAGTCTAATAGTAAGTTTTGGACTAAAAATGACAAAGGAGTAATAAAGATAGTACACATATCCTTTAAAAGTTTTCTAGAAGAGAATGGGTTCTATAAGTTTAATCCAGAAGGAAGCAGAAGTTATGTGTTTGTAAGGGTAACTAACAACCTTATTGATCACACCTCTGAAAAAGAAATTAAAGATTTTATTTTAAACTATCTGTTAGAGATAGATGACATTACTGTATACAATTACTTTGCAGAACACACTAGGTATTTTAGAGAAGAGTTTTTAACTCTTTTATCTTCAATAGATGTATATTTTATAGAAGACACTAAAGACACTGCATACTTATATTATAAGTCAGGTGCAGTGAAAGTAACAAAAAACACTGTGACCCCTATTGATTACCTAGATTTAGGTGGTTATGTTTGGAAGGACCATGTAATAGACAGAACATTTGTAATGTGTGAGTCTAATGAGTGTGATTATAAATCATTTATATCTAACATTTGTGGTAATGATGAGAGTAGAATAGAATCTATGAGATCTACAATAGGATATTTGCTTCATGCTTGGAAAAATTTATCCTATAGCCCCGCCACAATACTTAATGATGAGCAGATTTCTGATTCTCCAGAAGGTGGAACTGGTAAAGGTTTGTTTATTAATGCTTTGTCTCACATGAAGAAGGTTGTGGTGATAGATGGAAAATCTTTTAATTTTGAGAAATCCTTTGCATATCAACTTGTAAGTGCAGATACTCAGATCCTATGCTTTGATGATGTAAGTAAGCATTTTAACTTTGAAAGACTTTTTTCTGTAGTTACTGAGGGTTTAACCTTAGAAAAGAAAAACAAAGATGCAATAAAGATACCTTTTTCTAAATCTCCTAAAGTAGCAATTACTACTAACTATGCTATAAGAGGTAAAGGCTCATCTTTTGAGAGGAGAAAGTGGGAGTTGGAGTTGGCACAGTTTTATACTAGGGAATATACTCCATTAAAAGAATTTGGTAAATTAATGTTTGGTGAATGGAATGATGATGAGTGGTGTTCATTTGACAACTTTATGATTGAGTGCTTACAGTTATATTTGAAGTCTGGATTAGTTAAGAGTGAATTTGTTAACTTGAAGATTAGAAGACTCTCGGCTGAGACATGCCATGAGTTTATAGAATGGTGTGGAATATTAGATGATATGCCACCAAATAAAATGTTAGCAACTAATACAAAAATATTTAAACAAGACTTGTACTTTGATTTTATTGAAGACAACCCTGACTTTGCACCTAAGTCAAAAATGACAGTGTCTAGGACAAGGTTCTATAAATGGTTGACTGCTTATAATCAATTTAAATATAAGTGTGATCCTGAAGAAGGAAGAGATTCAGGAGGAAGATGGATTGTGTTTAGAAATGTACAAGACTTAGAAGAAAATGGTAAAATAGATTTTTAGGGGTATGTAGGTATCACCGACTAAGAGATAATCTCTTAGAACTCATCTATGATAGCCGAATTTTAGAAAATATGAAAAAAATTACTGTTTTAGACCTTTTTTCAGGAATTGGGGGATTTCACCTAGGTTTTGAAAAAGCTGGATATGACGTTAAAACTTTCTTTTCTGAAGTCGATGCTCATGCCATTGCAGTATATAAGTATAATTTTAAAAATAGTAAATATGTCGGATCAGTTACAGATGTTCGAGGAGAACAGTTACCAAAAATTGACGCTATCACCTTTGGAAGCCCTTGCCAAGACTTTAGTGTTGCTGGAAATCGTAAAGGGATGGAAGGAGATAGATCGAGCCTTATACTTGAAGCGATTAGACTCATCGATGAGTGCCGACCAGGAGTTTTTATCTGGGAAAATGTTAAAGGAACATTCAGCTCAAATGATGGCAGAGACTTTGCGGCAATCCTCCAAGCCTTTACCAACATTGGGGGCTATAGACTTGAATGGCAATTGTGTAATACATCGTGGTTTCTACCCCAAAACAGAGAGAGAATCTACCTTGTCGGATATTCTGCAAACCCCCCAAGAGATTGGAAAGGAGTTTTTCCTATCCAAAAAGATGACAAAGTTTTTAATGGACAGATCGGGGAAAAAGGACAACGATTATCAGGTTCCGAATCTGGATGTACACGAACAATAACCTCAAGATATTGGAAGATGGGTTCTTCTGATACTTATATTAAAATGGCAGACTATAGGAATGATGAAGGGCTTAGAGTGAGGGAAGATGATGAAAGCCCTTGTTTATCTGCACGAAGACACAGTGAGAAGGATGTAAGCACTATGCCACCACTAGCAGTATCAGGAGCATTAAGAACTTATCCTAGGCAAAAGCCAAAAGGTGAAGAAGATAATAGAAAAAAACAATTAGAAACTAGGACTGATGATGTTTCTAATGCAGTCACTACTCACCCTTTTGATAGTGTGGTTGTGCCAACACAATTAGGTAACTCTGAAAAGTATGGAAATTCAGTTAAGTCTGAGGGTGATGATGCTTTTACATTAAGATCCTCAGAACCCAATGGTGTTATAGAAAACAAATCTATAAGAAGGCTTACTCCTATAGAATGTGAAAGACTACAAGGGTTTCCTGATAATTGGACTCAATATGGAATTTATAATGGTGAGACAAAAGAAGTGAGTAACACACAAAGATATAAGATGTGTGGTAATGCAGTCACTGTTGATGTGGTTGAAGCTGTGGTTAATCAGTGCAAAGACATAATATGAAATTAAGGGATTATCAAGCTGAGATAGTTAAAAAAGGCACAGAAGTTTTAAAAAAACATAGGTTTTTGTATCTTGCTATGGAGGTTAGGACAGGAAAAACCTTGACAAGTTTGGCTATGAGTCTTGCTGTTCCCGTCCACAACCTCTTGTTTATTACAAAGAAAAAAGCCATATCAAGCATTCAAAATGATTATGATATGCTTAATCCTCACTATAACATTACTATTATAAATTATGAAAGTCTCCATAAAGTGTCTCATGAGACAAAATGGGATATGATAGTCTGTGATGAAGCCCACTCTATGGGGGCATTTCCTAAACCAAGCCTAAGAGCAAAGACAGTAAAAGGGTTTTTGTTAAAACATAATCCTTTTGTTATACTGTTATCTGGAACTCCTACCCCTGAGTCATACTCACAAATGTATCACCAGGTTTATGGAATCAGAACAAATCCATTTAAACAACATATTAATTTTTACAAATTTGCAAAACAATATGTTGAAGTCAAACAAAAGAAGATTGGAGCCATAAGTATTAATGATTGGAGCCAAGGATTAAGATCAATATTAGATGTCATGAAACCATATACAATAACATACACACAAAAAGAAGCTGGCTTTAAAGTAAATACAGATGAAGAGGTATTATATGTATCTCCTTCAGATATTACAAAATCATTAGTTAGAAAACTTACTAAAGATAGGGTTGTCGAAGGAGAAGATAATGTAATCTTAGCAGATACAGCAGTTAAGTTAATGTCAAAACTACATCAGCTTTACTCTGGTACAGTAAAATTCGAAAGTGGAGACTCAATGGTAATTGATTTATCTAAAGCAGAATTTATTAGAAAAGAATTTAAAAATAAAAAGATTGCTATTTTTTATAAATTTAAAGAAGAACTTAATGCTTTAAAAAAAGTATATCGTAAAGGTTTATGTACAGAACTAGAAGATTTTAACACTACCAATAAAAGTATTGCTCTACAGATTGTGTCAGGAAGAGAGGGTATAAGTTTAAAGAATGCTCAGGCTTTGGTGTATTATAACATAGATTTTAGTGCTACAAGCTATTGGCAATCTAGAGATAGGATGACAACAAAAAACAGATTGTATAATAAAATATATTGGATATTTACTGAAGGTGGTATTGAGAATGATATATATAAGAGTGTTATTAAAAAGAAGGATTATACCCTTAATCACTTCAAAAAGGATTTATTAAATTTGTAATATGAGGTTTATTAAGTTTACTCTTATTTGGATAAGCCAAAACTTAGCAATACCTTTTTGGGTTGTTGGACACATTCATCTCTCTATTCATTCATTTCATGACTTAATAGAGATTGGTTCATCATTAGGAATGAATATAATTGTAGGAGTAGGTTTTTATTTAGATTATAAAAATGACAGAGCAACAGATACAAAGCAAAAGAATAAAAGAGTTAGAAGCTAAAGGGTACTATGTTATTAAATTAATTAAAACTAATAAAAACGGAATACCTGATTTACTAGCAATACCTCCTAACTGTGAGGTTTTGTTTTCTGAAGTAAAAACACCAAAGGGGAGAGTTTCAGCTTTACAAAAGTATAGGTTAAAAGAATTAAAAGAATATGGATACAACACCGAAGTATATAAAGGATAGAGGATATGAAGTTGAAGATAACTTTATAACCTCACTAGAAGAAATAGATGAACAAATAGCAATAAAAATCGCTATGTACATTGAACAAAACCTGACTGACATTTCTCCTAATGATTTTATTACTTATGTATTAGGGGGTGTTGTCCATCATTATAATGAACCAATTACTTTTGCTGTTGAAGTTATGAAAACTCATGGTCATTACATTACACTAACCGATCTGTCTATTATAGATATGGATGAGTACTTAGATTTAATTAGCTTAGGGGCTTATATAAAAACAAGTAAATGAATTATCTAGAATATTTAAACGAACACTATTTTAAAGAGAAAGGTTTTACTAAAACACCAAGTAAAATAGATAAAATAAAAGTACACAAACCAAGACAGTGTTTGAATCTTATTAAAAAATTTTTATATTTGAGTAGATGGACTTAAAACATAAATGAACGATATATCTCAAGACGATGTGAATGCTATCAAGCATATTAACTTTGTGACTAATAATTCACATGATCTTATTACCGAGTTATATGAAGATTTAATGGAAAGAGATCACAACCAGGCTAAGATAAAAGCACAAAAAGTTTGTAAGGTTATGGCTGATTTAATTCAGTCTTTGTCGGATGAAGTCTAACGCTTTTCTCTTGGAGCTCTTTTTTCTCTTGGAGCTCTTTTTTCTCTTGGAGTTCTTTTTTCTCTTGGTGCTCTTTCTCTTGAATTATCTTCTAAATCTTTTAAAAACTCAGCTCTCTTGCTTTCATCAGAATCAATTATATAATCTGAATAACCTAACGCCCTTAACCAATATCCATTTGTTGTAAGGTAATTACCAGCTTTATCTTTACCAGTAATTAATTGATTTACATTATATCCTAACTGAGTTGCTTTAGTAACAGGCACGAGAGATAGTTCGGCTATAGCTCCTGCCGCCTCTAAAGCATATTGATCTTTTTTTGGATTATCTGGTTTTGCATTAGCCCACCTATTATATTTTCTAAATATATTTTCTAGAAATTCTTGATAAGATATACCTCTTACTTCTCCTGCATAAGGTTTGTTTTGTGCAAAATCCGCTAAAGAAGTTACAATATCTCCCACCAAAAATAAACCATTTATATTACCTAATATAGCAGCTCTAATTAAATCATACTGATCTTCATCATCATAGTCTGTTAATAATCCTGGTAAACCTAAAGTAGTATATTGGAATGTCATAGGCATAACAAAATGGTACAACATTAAATTTCTTATATTTTCAATAAGTGAACCCTTTCCAGCATTAGCCGCAGCAGTAAAAGGATTTTCTCCTTTAAATGTAGCTTTGGTAAATGCATCAACCTTTCTATATAATTGTCTTATAGCATATCTTTCTTTTCTTAAATATTGTTTTGGAGTTGTTTTAAACATATTTAAACTTCTCATTAAAGGATCTGAAGTTTGAAAAAAATCTTTATCTTGTAAGTCTTGTGATTGCTGGGTTCCTTTAGTGTCTTTTTCAAATCTATTTATAGCAAAATCAATAGCCTCTTGTTTAGTTGCTTTAGGATTGTTTTTTAAATACCTTTCTTTATAATACATATAATTTGGCACACCACCTAAATATATTGCTCCAGCATCACCAGCTCTTGAAAAGGCTAATGAGATTCCCATTAAAGTTTCTTTTCCTAACCCTGGGAGTAGGGGTGGTAATGTAGAAGATCCTTCTGCATATGATTCTAGTGATTTTTCAAAAGAATTAGAATATCTATCTTTTAAATAAATAGAATTTTGATGTATTTCTTTTAATGCACCAAAGACTTTGCCTGTAGCTACTCCTTTACCATAATAATACATCCAATTAGCCACGCCTATATCACCCATATAAGTGAATAAAGATAACAACTGTTTAACTGCAATTACTGGAGATAAAGCTAGTCTTGTTCCTAAAAATATATCATTCATTGCATTAACAAAAACCGCACCTCTACCACTACTTATGCCTCTTGTAGCAATTTTTTGAATAATTTCGTTTATTAAATAATTATAATCTTCTCCTTTGGTACTTCTTATTGCATCTTTAATTAAAGGGTTTGTAAATATTTTATTTACATCTCGAACATTTTCAGCATAAGCAGCAAAATAATTCATATCAGTTAAATAACTATTTAAAACACTATTACCACTCATTGCACGAATAGGTTTACTCGTAGCTTGTCTTCCTAATAAAGATGAGCTTCCTACATTGGTTCTATATATATTAGATGAACCAATTAAATCTACATTGTCATTATCTTTTTCCGCTACATCTTCTCTATAAATACGTCCTCCATATAGCTTGTTCCATGGCAAATCTGTTCTATAAATTCTTTTATATACATCATTATACCTTTCATATATAGATGGAAAGAACTCATTGGTTTGCCAGTCCGCCCACTCTTTCAATTCAGGAGACATAGATTCAGTTAATTCTTTCATTATTCTATCTGCATCTGGACCAAATAATTTATTATCTGGATTTAAAAAAGATGCTCTATTAGCGGGATCCTTAAATTGGTTATATAAATAATAAGTTTGGGAGTCAGATAAAGTAATTTGTTGATTTAAACGCACTAAATTTAAATTAGATTTAGCTTTTCTTTTATTTATTACACCTTTCGCATCTTTATATTGTTGTTCTGCTTTTTCTACTGCTTTGATATCTCTGTAAATAACCTTACCATCTTTTGTTTTTCTTCCTTCTCTTCCTATAAAGGTTAATGAAGGCTTTTCCATAGCCCTAATTTTTTGTCTTGCAATCATCTTCCTAACACGTAGGGGCACAGTTATTCCTTTTACTTTTTTAGGTCCCCCAAAAAGTTCTGTATATTTTTCTGCCATCACCCTATTATCTTCTAATTGATATTGTTTGTAAAGAATTGATGACTCATTTATTTTATCATAAACTAATTCTTGAGTTCTTCCTTCAAACATTAATCCAGGTAAATTAGATATAGCATCCATAATGTTTTGTAAACTATCTCCTCTTCTTAAAAATCCAACTGTAGAATTTTTAACTATTTTTAATATTTTTGTTAGTGCAAAACGAGTGTTTTCCTCTTCTTTTTGTTTAGAAATTTCTCTTTCTTTTAATATTTTTTTTGCTTTTTCTATAGAGTCAGGATCACTAAAATCAATTTTTTCTCCTGTAATGTCTTCATATATATACTCATTACGAGTTCTATACCCTTGACTTGCTTCTGCAAGTTGATCGTTTAATTGACTTCTACCATCAGCTATCAAGCTTTCTAAATTTGCTACTACATTATCTAAAGCTTCTACTTTTGTTGCTTGATTTTGCCCCATATATAAAGAGTTGTTTATCTCGATGGCTAATTGATAATCTGCGGCCTCATTATTTTGTTCTTCCGTTAGCTCTATGCCATTTAATAATTGAGCTATTCTGTCTTGTAATATGCTATTTTGTTCTCCAATTCGTTCTGCTAATTTATTTTTCTTTGCTTCAAGTCTTGCTTTTCCTTTTAAATCTTTATCTATTCCTAATAATCCTTTTGCCTCTATTATTAAAACATTTTCTTTTATTCTGTCTATCCTCTTTCTAATAGTATTAGATATTTTATTAGCTTTAGACTTATTATCTTCTACCTTTACATACTTATCGTATAATAATTTATCTAATTTATTTTCTAAAATTTCAACATTAATATTATTAATCTCCTCTACAACTTCATCTACTATATTATCAATGTTTTTTTGAACTGCATTAATGTCTTTTAATTTTCGCATTAACTTTACAACTCTTGGTTTTTTTACTTTTATATCTGGTAATGATTTCCTAACAAAAGACAACAAAGCTTGTTGAATAGCATATCTATTTTTTACTCCTTTAGTTCTTTCTTTCATTGCTTTTACAGCATTGTTTATTCTTTCTCTTACATTTTGTGTGGGTCTACTTCCTAAAGCTTTTACTGTTGCGGAAACTAACAAAGTTTGTAAATCAGATTGAGTAACTTTTTCTGCTACATCAGAAACAAACTCTTTAGACTCAGCCTTTTTTATGTTTTTTACATTAGTATTTTTAAATTCAGGCTGTTCTTGTAAATAATCTAAAGTTTTATCTACAATTTCAGCTTTGCTTAATTTAGTTTTTTTGTTTTTGTTTGATTTTTCTAATGATTTAAATTTTTTCATTACCTTATTGTATAAGGCTTTCCCTTTTTTTAATCCTAAGTTTAAAAAAACTTTAGGCATAATTGGACTTACGCCTGTAAAGATATCGGCTGTTTCTATTGCACTTTTAATTTCTTGAGCTGTAGCTCCTTTAATTCTTCTTAAATAATCTAATATAGCAATATCCGATCTTCCCGCATTTCTTTCATTAATTATAATTTGTGCATTAGTTGAACTATCATCAAACTGATATCTTTGATTAGATGCATAAGGATTATAAAACCTTCCATTTTTTCTAAAAAAATATCCTGTTGGTTGATTGTAATTATATGCATTTCGATCTCTTACTCTTCCTAAGTCTACTTTAAAACCTAAGGCTTTAGCATCTTCTTTTAATTTTTTTAAATCTCTAGGTAGTAATTTGTTATAATCTATAAAACCACTATCCTGCATTTTATAAAATCTTCCTAAAGATTTAATGTCTTTTTGATTTTTACTTTCAGTAGTATCTATTATACTTGTATCTAATGTAACAACATCAGTGCTTGTGCCAAAAGTAGGAAAAATACTTTTCTCTCTTTCGGATGTTACCTTTTGATCGGTATTAGGATCTTGAGTAATGTCATTCCATTTAGGTCTATTAGTTAAAATATTAACAATAGGTTTTTGAGATTTATCTACTGTTTCTATTGCATAAGGATATGATTCATGTTTATCGCTTTTTACCGCTTTTACCTTACTGTCTACTTCAAGCATAGCATATACTTGTCCCCCAGTGCTTCTATCTTTAAAACCATCTTTTAGTATAGGTTCAGTTAACATTTCAGACAACGCTTGTATCATATTGGTTTTAGAAATTTTTAACTTACCTGTAGAGGTTTTTCCCTTAAAGTATTTATTCTGAATACCTTGGCTAAAAATAGTACCAAATTGTTTTACTGCTTTTGGATTATTAATAATTTCCGCAGACATTAAAGAAATAAGTGTTTCTGTAAATAACTTTCTATCTCCAAATGTACTATTGTCTGCTCCTAAAGCTGTTTTAATCTTTTTTAAATTATTTTCAAACTTATCTGTTTTCTTTAATTTTAGTTGTTTACCTAAACCTTCTTTTTCCACTACTGTGTTTGCAGCCTCTATTATAGCTTTTCGAACTATTGGTTTTTTTATTTTTAATTTTCTATCTAAAGCTACTGAGTTAAAAAAATCTAAGACTGCATTAGACATTGTTGTGCTAGATAATAATTTACTATAAGGTGCGCTAGTTAAAGCCATGTACACTTTGCCATCATTAACCTCATAAGTTTTATTTAATATGTCTGCCATTTGTGTAGCTGCATCTTTTGTAGATGCCCAAAAATATCCATCATCATGAAATTTTAAAGTATAATATATTCCTCCTTTTCCTTCAACTAATTTTTCTCCGTCTTTAAAAATATTTCCACTAAATGCACCATCGGGTTGATGTAAGACTACTGTTTTTCTATTAAAATCTTGAATCGATCTGTCTCTTGTAATAAAATTTTTAGCTTCTAGTAATTTAAATTTTGCAGTATTTTTTAAATACTCAAAACTTAACCCTGATTCTTTATCTACAAAATCTGCTTGAAACCTATTATTTTCTTTTTCTATTTTTGTTTCTGAAGTAGAGTCTTTAGTTTGTTGTTTAGTGCTTTTACCTTTAGGTGTAGAAGGTTTCTTTTTAGGAGTAGATTTTATAGTTTTAGTTTTAGTTTTACTTGACATCTCTGATTCTATGTCTTTTAAAACCTGTATATCTTCTGCTACAATTTCTGTACCAGAGGTAACCTTACCAGCTACTACATTCATAAACTGTATAATATCATTGTCAGATTTAGTAAACTCACTTACATATTTATCTAGTTTTAATAATTTTAAAACTTCATTAATAAATTTTCTAACCACCCCCTGTTCCTTAGGTTTTAATGTTTGAAAATTAGAAGCAATTAACCCAAATAATTCTGCAACTTTTTCTTCACTTTGTAAGTTATTATCATAATTACTCGCAAACTCATCTAAATAGGTTTCTAAGGATTTCGAATTCCCATCTTTATCTTTAATTTTCATTCTAGATAAAGCTTTAGATTTTTTAATAGTAGACAACATTTTTTTAGTTAATCCTTGGAGGTTAGCATTAACACCTAAAGTTTCGATTAATACCGCGTGAGCTACTTCATGAGCTAATGTAGTGGTAGTTGCCTTAGAGGCGTTAATATAAATTGTTTTCTTATCTACATTATAATTACCCCTTGAATCTTTACCTGTTAAAAGCTTGTAAGTTTCAGCATCCTCTACTATTTTTATTTTTACATTAGGCAATACTTTAGCTAGTGCTTTTCCTGCTTTTTTGGCAGTGTTAACGACTTTATTATATCCTGCAATAGCCTTTTCTCCTATTATTTTTTCAACACTTTGATAATTACTAACATTATCTAATACTGTTTCTTCTTTTACTTTTATTTTAACGCCATCAGAAGAGGTTTCTGTTGTTTCGGTAACCTCATTTCTTTTCATAGCCGAATCTTGTTCAACAGCTTTTTCTTCTATAGCCTTCGCTTCACTTATTAACTCATCTAATTTAGTTTGTACTTGCTCTGGCGAAGGATCGACTACCCCGTCTTTTTCTAATTCAGAAAGAGCATCTTGCTCAGTAATAGTTGTTTCTTCAACTATTTCCTCTTGCGTTGTTTCCTCAACCGCATCTTGGTCGGTTTGTTCTTGCTTACTCTGATCGGTAGTTTGCCCGGTGGTGTCTCCTTTTCCCATTTTTTTGCTATCTGGGGTAAGTTTTGATACATCCAAGCTCTTTGTTTCTGACTTAAAAATGGCATCTGCTTTGGCTTTAATTTGTTTTGGAGATGGATTTTCCACCCCTTCCTTCTTTAATTCTTCTACTGCTCTTTCATCTAAAGTACCATTGTATTTTTCAACAATAGCTTTAATTTCTTTTTTAATTTGTTTGTTTTTTAACTGATTAGATTCTAATTCTAAGTTTCCAATTTTTGATCTTTCTAACTCTAAGTCAATTAATCTTTCTTTTTCAGGACCATCAGGTACATTAGGATCAATTTCTAACGCAAAGTTTGCCCTTGCTCTTGCATCCGTAAGAATTTTTTTTCTTGCCGGATCGTTTTTAATTTCTATTCCTAGTTCAGAAGAAGCTAATTGTTCTGCATTCATGGTCTCTAACAAATTATCCACATAACCTTGTGTTACTCTTTCTCCATTAACTATATATTTAGGTACCGTTAATAACCCTCCTGTAATAGATATAGGAGCTGTAGACAATCCAGCAATACCTTCTAAGAATATATCTTTTTTATCCATTTCTTGTCCCGCTACTAACCTTCCAAGAGCCTCACCACCTGAACCCATACCTCCTTCTATGGCTATACCCCCTGCAATACCTCCAAGTTTTTTTGCTTGAATATTTTTAACGCCTTTTGTTGTTTTACCTAAAACTCCACTTCCACCTTTTATACCGAGTTTTCCTACAGAACTTACAAAGGCTTTTGAAAAACCTAAAGACATCGCTTCAACAGCTGCAATAGTCATACCCCTAGATAAAGCTCGGTTTCTTATTTGTGTCATTGCAACAGGATCTTCTAATGTTTGTCTCACTCCCTCCACTGTCATAGGCCTACCTTGTTTTGTCATTTCTTCACCTAAAAACTCCGTAAAACTTATCCCTGTTTCTAAAGCGCCTGTAGCACCTGCTATCATACCAGCGGTAGCACCTGTACCCCCACCTATTTGAGAACCAATAAATGCTCCTATAGGACCACCATATGAGGTAGCTAAAGCACCTGTACCTGCACCTGCTAGATATCCTGCACCAGCACCCACTCCACCCATTGCCGCTGGAGCTGGTTGAAACATAGAAACTATTGATTGAGCTAGAACAGCGGGAGCAACACTAAAATTATCTAATAACCCCATGCTTAATCCTTTTAAACCTCCTCCATTTTCTTCCGATATTCGACTAAACTCCTTCATCTCATCACTTTCAGGCATACTATTCATATAATTAACTGCTTCTATATAGTCCTCAATGTCTTGATCTGAAAGTTTTCTAGGTTTAGAGTTCATTACTCCTAAAAACTCATCTATACCTTGTCCTTGTGCTACCCCTGTTTCTCCAGCTCTCCAAATGTCTCCAAAGAAATCTGTAAATCCATTTTTACCAAAAGTTCTTTCTAATAAAGTAGGCTTTTCTTCAGTTTCTATAAAACTTTCTCGTTCAACTTGTTGAACTTGTGGTGTTACTTCTTCTTGTTGAATAGGTTGGTCTAATGAAACTCTATTATCTATAATAGGGCTGTCTTGAGAATCATCTTGTATAGAAGGGTCTAACGAAGAGTCTATAGGAGATGAAAAAAATTGATCTTGAAATTCTATAAAAGATTTAGTGTAAAGTTTGTCTTTGTTTAAAGAGTTGTATAGTTTTTTTTGTTTAGTAGAGTCACTAAACTGTTTTACAAAGTCTTCAAAACCTTTAGTATACAATTTAGACTTATAGAGCTCATCATATAATTTTCTTAAAGATTCATTTTGTGCCATATATACTCCATTATAAATTGTCTAATGAACCTATTTTTCCTGTTCTTTGATTAACATTTGCTTCTGATCTAACTTTATTTCTTTCATTTAAATAAGGTAGAACAAAACCATCATAAACTCTATTCCAAGTATTTGTGTATTTATCTTCCATAATGTCAGAAACTTTCTTTTCAAACACCACATTTCCTGTAGCTTTATCAATAACTTTATATGTTATATATGATGGATCATCTTCTCCATCTTTCTTACCTCCAGTACCATCTTTATTCATACTAGCCATATAATCAGAACTAATAGCTAAACCTTCTTTATCCATTTCATTTAATAATTCGGTTGGGAATGCTTCTTCAACAATTTTATCTAATTTAAGCGCTATATTATCTATATTTTCATCATCAAAGGTACCTCCTGGCTCTTCATATCCCCCCATAGCAGTAACAAAGTCGTTTGCAGACTGTGTTTGAGATTTCGCATCACTCATATCATAAGGGCTCTTGGTGTATTGACCCGCTAACTTATCTCCTTCTCTAATGGTACCGAGTTGAATGTCATACTCATCTACCGCTGATTGTACTTGTGCAGCTGAGTTAAATGAATTAGCTTTATCTCCTCCCAGTTCATTGTATAATTGGAAAATTTGATTTGTTAAACCTGTGCCTTCAAAATATTCTGTTTCTACAACATCAGGTGTCGCTGGGTTATCTCCTTCTATTTTTGATCTTCTTTGTAAAGAATCAGATTTTTTACCATCCGCATAAGTAAAAGTAATTGTGTCATCTGTTAATTCATAACCTACAATTTTCTTGTCTGGATCGGTATTACCTTTGTTTCTAATTCTAATTTGCCCGTCTAATAAATCTCTAACTTGAGTTTCGTTTCCTCCTGTTAATATTGTATTGTACTCTTTAATTATATTAGTTTTAGTATCTCTAATTTCTCTAGCCCTACCTGTATTATCTGGGTCAGGAGTAGGCCTACCACTCTTTTTAATAGTATTTCCAATTCTCACTTCAATAGCGTTTTTAGCAAGTCTTCTTGCTTCATCCATTTTATCTTTTCCTATGTCATACTCAGGCTTACCGTCTACATAAGATACTTTTATCATTTTAGAAAAATCACATGACTTTTTATCTTCACAATATTTTTTTTTATACTCCTCCTTATCTTGAGCTAAATTATAACCTCTAGAGGTAAGAATTTGAACCGCATCACTGTCAATAGCTACTATACCATCTACTTGCTCATTTAACCACCCATCATAATTTTGATCTGTTCCATCTTCTTTAGTTCCAAAATCAGCATTGTTTCTAAAATCATCCTCACTAGTAACTACACCATCAAACATTGACTCTTCAATAAATGGTGCAATATTTTCAACTACAGCATCTGCTTGTTGAGATAAAATTTTCCTGTTCTCTTTAAAATTCATTCGCACATTCATATAGTTGGGGTTCATAAAAGCCCCCGGGTTGTTCTTAGGATCAGGCATAACGGTATAATTACCATTAGTATCTTTACCCATTTGTACTAATTGAATTTGACCATTAGTAGGATTAGTCCATAATATTTTATCATTTAAATTACCAAAAGCCAACATAGACTCATTATTATATATTTCAGCATTAGATGCTACAGAATTAATACCATCTTCACCTGGTTCTAATCTAGTTTGAGCTTCTGTAAAGTATTTATCCCAATTTTGTACAGCAGTGCTTAAGTTTTTGTATCCAGTTTTTTGTTGATTCATAAATAACTGATAATCTTGAGGGGTTATAAGGCCTCTTTTTAATAAATCAGTTTGTATCATTAAGTTTTCTTTAGACTGATTACTTCCTCTAATTAATAATGCACTAGCAGTACCATTATTTACATCTGCAACTTCACTTAGTTTTTCTATAGTTTCATTAGTTTGTTTTTCTATAGCCGCTTTTCTAGCTCTTCTTTCACCATCTACGGTAATTATGCCTTTAGTAATATCTGACGCTACTTTACCCCAATTGACATATTGCTCATTAGCACTTCTTTGAGAGTATAGAGAATATTTATTTTCTGCCATTTTAATATATTGTGCGTTTAAATAAAGAGTCTATTATCTCGGTAGGAATACCATCTTTCATAAATTCTCTATATTGTTTACCTGTATAGTTTTGTTCTAACAACTTTTCTCTTATTTCTTTTTGCTCATAAGGTCTATATAATAAATTATCTGCATACCCTGTTTCTCCTGGTTTAGCAGTAGAAACATAACCTTCTGGTGCTTTAAATTTAGGATCAACAGCATTAACTGATAATCCCGTTGTAGGATCAATATAAGTTACATTAGTTGTGTAATCAGCCGAAGTAGGCATTTTTGCGGCTACTTCACCTGCTAAATTAGTGGCTCTTCTGTCAGCTTGACTTTTTGCATATAATGGTGCGGCTGATCCTAATGCAGCCAACCCACCTGTTAAAGCTTGTATACCTCCTGTAACTGATTGAGTTGAAGCAGCTTGTTGATCTTGAGACATATTCATAAAATCCTGCGCTTCTCCTACTTCCATATCAACAAGATTATCTTTAATTTTTTGTGCCTCTTTGGCTTTTTCGAACTCTAATTTATATAAATCAGTCCCCATTGCCATTCTCATTGCTTCATTAGAAGCTGTTCCTAACGCACCTACTTTACCTATTCCAGCAGCTAAACTACGAGCATCAGCCCCTTGTAAGGACTCAATAGCTTGTCTTTGTTGTGCAGTGTTTTCTCTGAAACCTCTATCATACGCTTCTAAAGGAATTTTAAGTTCATCAAACATGTTTTGTTCCATTCGAGTTTTTGCTTGTTGCATAACTCTTTTAGAATCTGCCGCAGCTTGAGATGCTTTTCTTCTTTGTTTTGCTGCTTGAGCAAAAGAAACACCCGCACCCGCTATTCCAACCCCTGCACTAGCTATTCCTGCTGCTATACCTATTGTTGCTAAAGTTCCAATTCCTGCCATAATTTTTTATATTTTTTTATTATATTTTTAGGCAAATCTTTATAGTTATTAGTATAAACATCTGCTTCTGCTTCTTCAAAAGTCATAGCGTTTGTCTTATAAACACAACACCATGTAGAGTCTTCATGAATATATAAAACACGTTGGGTGCCTATTTTTGTAAAAATTTTATATGGTCCCTCTATTGTTTCTACAATTCCATCATCATTTAAAAAAGACAATTTACCTTTTAATAAAAATGAAGGATGATTCTGTTTGTGAATCATACTTACTATTAAACTTCCCTTAGGCATAAAAATTTCTCGAGTGTACAGCCCACCTTCTAAATGTTGTTTTAAAGGGCATAAGTCTTTAAGAACTTTACTTTGAGCCTCTCCAGCCTTATGGTTAACAGTTCCGTTTAATGTGGTTAAATATTTTTGAAAACTTTCAATTTTATCCCACATTATTCCTCTCCGAGAAACAACTGAGTTTAACACATCATGAGCAACTTCTAATTCCATGTTGTCACAAAGATAACAAATTCTATGGATAACTTTTCATAACACTACTACCTACAGAAAAGAGCTCTACAGCATCAGTATCATTATTAGTCATTGTAAATTCCATATAGTATCCACGAGCTCCATGTGACTCTGCAATACTGTTTTTATAATACAATATAAAAAAGCCTACAGAAGGAACAACACCACCAGTGGCTGTGTCAATATTTACAGTAATAGTTTTACTAGTTACCACTGTAACTGCTCCCGCTATAACTGGATTAGTCTGCCCTGTTGCTACATCTAAACTATAAATAATATCCCCTACACTTAATATGTTTCCAATTGATTTAGCAAATGTTATTACTGTAGCGGTAGCTGGACCTGTGACTCCTGTACAAATAGCAATACCATTTCCAGATCTCAACTTCCAATCTACTGTTCCTGATTTACTTCTTATATATGAATACCATTCTCCTTCTTTTTGCTCAAAATATGTCTCAAGCATTGAGCCACTACTTAAATCAGTATTTAAATCTGTCACTGCCCAACTGTGTGAGCTTTCATATGACATGGTTTTAAACAACTTAATGCTTAATGTTGGCTCTGGATTAAACACACTAGTTATTGTTGATATCCCTTGATTGCCATAATAATTATTTCTTAATGAGTTGGTGTTGTGTCTATAAAGATTTCCTTCAGAAAAAGTATATAGATAACCATTCATTCCTTGAATGTATTCTGGATAATAGGTATAAAAAGAGGGCCACCCTGGGCTTCTTTTGTCATCACTATATGTTAATGTTTCTGCTGCCATATTATTGAGGTATACAATTTGATTCTGAGGTTACTTCTCCACCACTACCTACTACTATGTATGTGTTTTGAGAACCTACAGTGTAAAGATAATAATTTCCTGCTGCTAATGGATTAATACATCCAATTGTGCTATATACATAGTCACCTAATACTGGATAGCTACCACTACCATTGTGATAATAATTTACATTTGCTGTTGGAGTAGCGCCTGGACCACATATTTGATTAAACACTAAGTTAGAACTTCCTACAAACATTGTACAGGTTCCGCAATTAGTTACAGATGCAACTACTCCAGCTCCACCACTTATAGTTATATAACTACCTCCATTAGCAGTTGTTATTTTATATAATCCATCAGATAAAGTTGATGTTTTACATGCATTGGTATAACATGTATCTGTTGCAACTGGTAATGAGCCTGAGCCGTTATGATAAAAATTAGTAGTTAATGATAAAGCACATACAGCCGCAGGATCTGCTGTACTAGTACTTGAGTTAAACGACGTGCCTAAAGCAAAACTAGATGGGCCTGTTACTAATCCTGCACCTCCAGTTACTTCATAATAAGAAGTAGCGTCTAATTTATAATACCCTGATCCTAAAACAGCCGTTCCTCCTGAATCAGAGTAAGCGGTGTCTCCTGTTACTGGTGCACTACCTGCTCCATTATGATAATAAGTTTGATTGACAGTTGCTACACAAGCTGCATTAACAGCAATAGTGCTAGTTGAACTTTGAAATGCAGTGTTAGTTGGACATGTTGTAATTGCAGAAACTACACCCGAAACAACTTCCGCTACAGTTGTTGATGTTAATTTATAAAAACCATCAGTCAATGCAGTGGCTCCAGTACTGTTTGAAAACACAAAGTTACCTACTTGAGGAACAGTATTGCTATCCACAACAGGTGCACTTGATCCTGTGGTAGATGAATTTTGTGCAAAATAATATGTTTGCCCTTGAGTAGCACTACACGCTAAAGGTCCACTTGTTTGTACTAAATTAGTAGTAAATGAAGGTAACGCTGCTGGACAAATAGCTTTAAATTGAAATGCTGTACCTCCACATACACCAACTAATTGTAATCTTAATGTAGATGGTGTAGCATTTGGCTTTGGTATAACCATTGTATAATAAATATTACCTGTCGCATTTAAATTTACTGTACCAGATGCAGGTATAGATATTGTAGAACTAGTTCCTGCGTCTACAAAAGTAGAACCATCATAAGTAAAATCAGTAACAGTAAATGAATTACCTTGTAAATCCGAAGCTGCGCATCCACTTACACCTGTAGCTCCCACAAAATTAATCTCTCCTGCTGTAGCTTGTTCTCTACCATGAGTGTTGGTGGTTAGTGTGTTATATGATACTGAATCAAATGTTGCTAATATTCCGTCAGGCACATTATAAGGTTGAAAATAAATTACGATAGCTCCTACATCCCCTGAAGTATTACCCATATCAATATCAATAATATAACTACCCACACCTCCACTTGCAGAAACATCACTACCACAAGCAACTGGACACTCACAACTAGCAGCAGTTCCTAAGGTTCCTCCTGTTTGTTGTCTATATGTGGTAACAGTTTCGGTTGGTGCTTGATACCACCCGTCTGGTGCTTTTGTTGTTAAAAGACTATCTGTCCACACTGCGGTTGCAGAAGCAAAAGTTGATGTGTCTATATAATATGTTTTATCTTCTAGTGTAGCCATATTTTTAACAAGTTAATAAATTTTCTACTCTACCTGAGCTGTTAACATATATTACTGAAGTTGCGCTTAATGAATAATAACCCGCAGATACTATTGTTGTACCTGTATTATTAGAAAATACAAAATCATTTACAATTGGAGTTGTTCCACTTCCATTATGATAATAAGTTGTTGTTTGAGCTAATCCACACGCTTCTGATCTTGTAGATTTCATTAATGAACCTGAAAATGATGCGTAAGTACATGTTGTACAACACACTTCTATAGCACTAGCAGTACTAAAACATAAAGGTATAGCAGTACCACATGGTACACATGTTGTGCTTGGAAGAAGTAATCCAGCTGATTGCTCTCTAACAATTCCACCTGTTTGATAAAACTGATTTGGAGCTTTAGTGTGTAAATTAGAGTCTGTCCAAACAGCAGTAGCTGTAGCAAAACTATCTGTGTCAATATAATAACCCACTGTATTTCCTGAGCAACAAGCTACAGAAGCGCTGGCACCATCTCTCAAATTAACATTAGTTATATTTCTGTAATCCCATACCATATATAAATACTTGTCAGTAGTTGGATTATTATTAGTGTAAGTAAATGATGCTTGATATAATCCTGTTGACGGATTAGTTATAGGTGTCACATTAGTTGCTGCAGCATCTATGGTAGACCATGAACCTGCATCATACTCAGTTGAACTTATTAAATATTTAAATTTGTCTACAGTAGCATCAAAAACAAAATCATCAAAATCTTTTTTGTTTGATTGCATGGTAATCGTAGCGCCACTTGTAGGCATAATACCCACCGATGTTTGTCCAGTTGTAGAAATAAAGCTTTCAACAGGATCATTTTCATTAAATGCTATAAGCTCACTAGAAACAGGACTTGTTAAAGAAGTTTGATTCCAATAATATTGATTATGAATAAACTTACCATCATCTATAGGAGACCCTAAAGTCATTTGTACTACTATAATTTCATTTGTTTGTGGGCATTCAGGTGTAATATCAAAAGATGCTGTACCACTTGGTGTTATAGTAATAGTAGCAGTAGATGGATTAGCTTTATTTTTAATAAAACTTTGTGTTCCACTACCTGTTATAGATTGATTTATAACAGAATTTCCATCCCACACTACCAGTAAAGTTACTGTTCCAGTTACATTATAAGTAAACTCTACTGTACCTTGAGTAGTTCCAAAGTCTATTGAATAAGAAGATGCGTTTGTAACCGACTGTCTTGATATTAATGTTCCACATGATAAAGGCACAATAGCTGAAGGTATATCAGTTACAGTAGAAGAAAGTACATATTCATTCATGTAAGGATCATATCCTCCTAGCTTTTGTTTATTAAAATTTTGTGTAAATAAATCTCTAAAATAAGAACGCATACCTAATTCAGAAATAACTGTTAAAGCTTGTTTTTTACCTACTCCTTTAAGTTGTATAACAGCGTTTCGTTTAGCATCAGTAAAATACATAGAATCTCCATGTGAGGCAAAGCTTTCAGGATTACTGCTAATACCGTATTCTTCTATCCTTGCTATTTGTTGAGCTAATACTAATGGAGTAGATGTAATAGCTCCACCACCCGCGGGAGAGGATAATAAATCTTTTCCTGCCAATACATAAGAAATTTTATCTTCTTGTAAACACATAATATCCGTCTCTCTTCCATGTAATACCTCTATAGGACCATATAATACTTCACAATCCTTAAAGTTTGCTAAACCAAGATTAAATTCATTTAGTCTATTTATGTTAGATTCTTCACTATATAAACCACTGTAAGTTAATCCCGCAAACCTATCTGCTTCTTTGTAATCTTGATCTGATACTGATGTAACTCTTTGTCCTAAAGTAAAGGATTGTCCAACCAACGAGTCTTCTACTTTAAAACTTTCTACACCATTACCAAATGAAAAACAATCAAAGAAACCTAGTGTGCTTATTGCCGGTAATGTACTTGTTTGGTTTTGGGTGGTACCCATATGAAACCCGTTAGTGATATCATAACAAACATCATCTTCATAATACAAGTCGTTATCAACATCTATAGGTATAGATTCAAAAGTTACTACTGAATTAGCTACTTGTACTGATATCCTACCTTTTAATCTAGATTTATGTCCACCTATTCCTTCTGTTCCACCCCTTATTTGTAAATATAAAAAATTAGTTTGGGATGTGCCTGTCGATGGGGCTCCGCCACTAGTAGTGGCAAACCTATATTGATTACTGTTGTGTACTACAGGAATCGAAGTTGATACAGCAGGCATTGTACTGGGATTTAAAAAAACATTTAAGTTAGCGCCAGAATCATCAGTACTTGTATCTGTTCCTCCTGTAAAATCTATTGCTTCTCCTACAACAAATTCATATAAATTAGCGTAATCATTTGATGCAGCAAATGTTTTATTATAATTATAAATAGAAGATCCTGCACTTTGACTTCGTTCACTTCTACTAAATTCAATATCAAAAGTAACTAAACTTCCCTCTGGAATAGTTACATTAGTATCTTCTGCTGTTAAAGTTCTAAAACATGGAATGTTAATTTCAGGAAAATTTCTAGCTGATTTATTAGTAGCAGAAACTGTTCCTGAACTCCACGCGGTTGATTCCTCACTATCATCTATGTTAAAATTAGTTGGTTTTAATTCCATATAAAGACCTGCTAATTCAGATATGTAAGGGGCTACTCCAGCTGATTCAATATTAGCAGCGGGTGTTAAAAAGTTTTGTTCTTTAGCATCAACACTTAAAACTTCTTGAGTTTGATAACTAGTTAAAGCTCCATATGCGTCCGCCTTTACCCTAAGAATATCTCCTGTTTTTACTTTAGTTTGATTTTGACCTTCTAATTTAAAATATACTGTATTAGTTGTTGTATCTCTATAATAAAAGTTACTATATATTGTTTCATATGGTCCTTCAGCTCTTTTAACTACAAATTTATATTTAGATGCCCAAGAAGGTGGTTTTTGAGTTATAGGTATTGTGACTTTAATTTGGTTTTTTTGATCTGATGTAGATGCAGGTGTAAATAGTGTATTGTCTGGTGAAACTAAAGCTGTTGAGCTTCTTAAATATTCATCCATATATACCACTCCTACCTCATAATTTCTATTACTATGTAAACTTTTTGTGTTACCATTACCTAAAAACAACAATTGACCCGAAGTAAATTTATAATACTCATACAAAGGAGCTGCCGCAGAACCATTACTATCTATAAACTTCATCGCAGGTATCTGAAATGTTACTATATTTGATCCTGTTGATGCATCAATATAAATCCCTTGGTTTAATCCAGTTATTCCACTTTCATTTTTAGTCCAAGTTATTGCTCCATCACTATCTCCAGGATTAGTTACAGCACAATTAAACGTGTCTGTAAAGCTTGTACCATTGGTACATGCATTAGCAACGGTAGTAAAATATGCGGGCTCACTTCCTATTCTTGTTTTAAAAGCCACACTTTGAACCATTTCAAAAACAGTGTTGTAATCTTGAGATAAAGTAAATATAGTAGATATAGTGGTAGAAGGTTGAGAAGTTGTTACAGTTCCACTGTTTCCACTAAATTTAGAATGAATAAATGTAAAGTCAAAATCTAAAACAGCTCCACTTTTTAATTTTGTAGCAATTTCTGATAAATCTACAGACACCGTACTATTAGCAATAGTCTCAGGCGAACCACTATCTATTGAGTATTGATCTCCAGTAACTAAGGTAGTTGTAAAATCATTTGTTTCTATATTAGAACTTATTCTTTCAGCTTCAAAAGTCATTTGACATTTATTGCCATCACTATCAATCATGTTGTAACCATCTACATAATTACCATAAACCAACCTATTACCCATTATAGTTTGAGCTTTGGCGGTTCTTGGCACATTATCATATAATCTTAATAATTCACTTTCTGGAAGAATAGTATATATTTTACTATTACTAAATGTTTGTGTTTGAATGGTGTTATCTGGCCACCCATAATTTGACTTATCAAATCTTTCTATTACATTTAATACATTAGAATCAGCAAATTTAAATATTAAATCTACTCCTACTACATTAGAGTCTCCAGTGTTAAAACTAAGCTCTACTGCATTATAAATATTTTTCATACCACTATTAAGGTTGGTGGCTATATCGAGCTTAAAAACCCCAGGAACAAACGCTATGTCTGTAAATTGTGACAATGCACTATACTCATCATCTTCATACTTATATCTATAAGCAAAAGATATCATCCGTGTTTCCATGTAATTAGCTTCAGTCGCTTGTGTTAATAAATTAAATGTTGGTGCTGCTAATGGTGGTTGTACAATAACATTTAAATCTTTATCTGTTACGACATCAGCTCCTGCAGCATCTGGGCTAGGATAATTTCTTGTTACATTAATTTTTCTTGGAGGATTTATGTCATCGGTAAAAAATAATAAATCACCTATTTTGTTAACACCATTAATAAGATATTTAGTGTCAAAATTTAAAACACTTACAGAAACAACATGATAGGTAATTAATTCATTTTTAGTATCAAAAGATACAATCATGTCTACAGTAGTAGAAGTAATAAACCAGTATATAGTTTCATTAGCACCATCATCATAAGCTCCTATGCAAGTAGCTCCTGTTAAATCAGCACCGTTATATTGTAGTGTTGTAAGCTTTGTATTTCCTTTAGAGTTTTCTACAGCTCCTATTTCGGTGGTTTCTGTAGATCCTAATCTAACATTTATAGCATTGACATATTCGCCTGGAGGGAGTAGTCTCTCATCCACGCTTTTATTCATTCTACCGCGTACAAAGTTTGTAGTTACTATAGGCATTTTACTTAATCCATTTAGCCTGACCTCTTAAATTCATTAATAGTCGACCAGGGTGTATATTACTTAATCTAATTTTTGCGTTTCTTAATAAAGATGACTTATCTTTTCTAGCTCTGTTTACAACATATTCTTGTACTCCTAATTTACCATTTAATATAGAGTATTTGATATATGCATAAATAAATTCTTCAAACAACTTATTTACACTAATGTTTGCATCATCTCCTTTTTCCATTCCATCAGAAACATATTCTAATACAATAGACTGTCCTGATGCAATAGAGCTAAAATTAATTACTCCTCTTTGTTTATCAATAGAAAAAGTAGGATTAGTATTAGCAGTTTCAGTATTCAATCCAAAATGTCCACCTATAGCAAAATCAAAATACCATAAACCATCTACACAATAACCTTCACACCCATCATATGGGCTTTCGTTGTTAAGGTAAATAGTTTTTTTTGATAAATCTAATGGTGAATCTTGTGGTTTTAAAACATTCCCATTTTGATCAAACAGTATGTTATTATCGTTGTCTTGTAAATAAGTGTTTGCCCATTGTGTTTGAATATTTTCTGTTAATGGAAATAAAACACCATTTTGAAACATAGAAATTCTCACCCAATTGACATAATCATGAGGTAAGACAAATAACAATGAGTCATCTAATGATAACTGTAATATTTTAATTTCTTTCATGGCATCGTAATTCAATTCTTGAATACCACGTTTTGCATGAAATAATACTTTATATCTCGATATGTTATTAACTAATTCATTATTGCCTTGATACATCAACATAAAATTATTAACAATATCATTTAAAGAAACATATTGATATGAGCCCCAATTTTTACTTTTTGGTGATGCTCCTGCATTTGTATAATATTGATAATCTGTTAAATATGCCATAATCTATATTTGTATTTGATTGTCTTCAACTATTTCTTGTTTACCAAACTGATATACATCAGCTTCTCTAATTTCTATTCCTACATACTGACAAATCTTTGCTACTATACCTGGTTCATCAGATAATGGTAATTCAAAGTCTTGATAATCAGCTTGACTAGAGTCAAACTCAGGGCTTCCTGAAGTTCCTCCAACTGTTATATATGTCCATTTTGGGGGTAAAGGATATCTTACATAATCTGTTATGACTGATCCTGCACTAGTAATAGTAGTAGGATATACAGTAATTGTATTTCCTAGTTGTCCTTGAGCAGTATCAGTTGATCCTACGATACCACTTGTAGCTCCTCCTAATACATAAGCAGGAAATCCTGTTGTTGGAGCTGTTAATGGTGAATTTTCTAAATAAAATATTTTATTTTGATTAACTCTTTCTACCTCTACAATCCCTGTGGTGTTATAAATAGAGTAGGTATCACCGCCTCCTCCACCTATTGGAAATATATTAGTGCTTAAAGTTAATTGAGTATTACTATCTATACTTACAACAAAAGCACTAAACCCTGCATAATCACTTGTTGCAGTAGTGTTAGTTACTATTTGTCCTACTTTAATTACACCACTAGTAGAAAACTGAGCAGCTGAGTCGGTTAATCTATTAGCTACACCGGCAGCAGTTGTTGATCCACTGTCTACAAAGTTAGGATAGTAATTAACTTTATTAATAAAATAATAATCTGACGGTAGATTAAACATATTGTTTGCTTGTTTAATCAAACCTTTAGTAGCAGAAAAACTATCAATAACCTCTACTAAACTTTTTACTATATCTGCATAACCAGTACCAGACACTCGTTGGTTTTGCTTAGTTATCCAACTATTATATTGATAAAAATAATCTTCAAACAAGTCCATTTGAGCTTGTTGCGCATACAAATTAAAATCTTGTGGAGATATGTATCCGTAGTTATTTTTGTTTGCTATTGCTTGTACAGTATTTCTAACTGAGTTAATCATGCTAGTTCTTTTTACAAATATAAGCAAAAAAAAAAGAGGCCTAATTGTTTAAGCCCCTTCTTAATTTACTGTTAAGTAATCTTATGCTGACCACTCTACTTCAATTTGAGCTACGCCTGTAATAGCATATTTAGGCTCAAGTAGATAAGTTGGGTTTGTCCAGCTTGTTGTAAGGGCATTTTCAATAGCCTCCACAATACTATTCAGTTGTTCTTTAGTTTTAGCTGCATCTGCTGCTGTAGTAGCAGTGATTTCATAGCCTAAAACTTCAGACGCACCTGAAGCCTTGTGTCCTGACACGTTAGAAAGGATGTTGACTTTTGTGTTTGCACCTACCTCAACTCCTAAAATATTGTTAATAGGAATTAAGTAATAAGCATCACTTAAACTGATTTTAAGATATTTTACCATAGTTAAAAAATTTATGGGGTTAAACAATTACACAAAGATAATCATTTAATTAACTCTTTTTTAAGCGATTTTTTAAAATCTTGTAAACATCTACTCCATCATCAGATTGAAAATAAGATGCTACTATCCAATCTGGATCTTCTCCAAAGGGAACAGATAATAATCGTTTTTTGTTATTAGGAAGATTATAATAAATTTCTTTATCATTATTTCTTTTTTGTAAAAACCCTGCTTTAAAAAATTGATATACATCATCTTGTAGTTGCAACATAGGATCATTAATTGTATTAATAAAATCTTCTGGATTATTCTTTGAGTATATTAACAAATCTCTTTTTAATTCAGGAATAGTCATATTATCAACTACATTACCTAATAACACTCTACAAACTTGAATCATTTTTTGAGTATTGGAAGCAAGTTCTTTAGCCATTACTTGAGCTTCTAATACATTTTCTACTTCATGTAATTCATCAATTGCATCTTGTTCTTTATTTACTTCTGAAAATACACTTCCATTTGCAGGATGATAGTGTAAAAACTCTTGTAAAACTTGATTTTCTTTTTGAACTAAAAGCATTCCGTCTTCAAAAACTATAGGTTCTAATATTGCATTACCATCTTGCTCATCTTCAAATGGGCTTTTTTGATTTCGTGCATATCGCATTGGTCTGTTAATTCCTTTTTCTTCATCAAAATATAATAAAGGCGATCGTGAAGAATGCCTAGATGATAACATATAAGAAAGGGGAGATTTTCTGCCAGTTAGTTTATAAACTTTACTGACGTAAGGTGATTTTTTTTTCATTGTATTTAATTTAATTTAATTTAATTTAAGTAAAAAATAAACTCTACCCCCACCCAAGTGAGGGTAAAATTTATAATAATATAATTAGTCTTGGAATAAGAAGAAGTTGTTTGCACCTAAAGTACAACAAGCTCTCTCACTCAAGAAATTCACTTCCATCTTGTCGATATTAGATGTTCTTGCACCACCAGCCGAGCCAGTTATCCAAGTTTTGTATCTTCTATCTTCAGTTTCAGAAGCTCTATATCTAACATGTAAGAATGGTCTTTTAGCATTCTTTCCTAATATTTGATCGTATACTGTAGTTGAACCAGCTGGAACTAATAGTCCATTAACTGCTCCACCAACAAGACCACCTCTCATAGTAGGATCGTTTAGATATTTCCAGTCAGACTTATAAAAGTCATAACCTCTTCTGAATCCTGTAAAGCCAAGATTTAAAGCCATATCTTTATCGTTATCAAATAAACCATATGATGTGCCGCCTGCTCCATAAGAGTTTTGTGCCGCTAACATATCATCAATATCAAACGAGAAGTTTCTATTTACGAAAATTACATTTTCTTCAATAGATCCTTGTTTATCAAGTCTTTGAATCACACTGTCAAATTGAGCTAAATTAGTTGGATTACCTCCACCAAATACATTACCTCTATTTTCTACAACGTGAAAAATTCCTTCAGAACCTGATTTTCCTGCAACTGATGCTCCTGCTGCTGTCCCTTGTAAGTAATCACCCGCACCTGAAGCTGCATTAACAGCATCACCCGCTGGAACTGCTTCAATCATTGCAGTTTCTAGGTAATCTTCAAATCTTAGCCTTGTTTCATGCTCAGATTTTAAATACCATAAATAACCATTTGCTCCATTTTCAGTTGTAACTTCAATCCATCCAATCTGAGCCATATCAGAACCTGATACTTCATAGCTATCTTTGATAATAATAGGTTTATTTTCAAAAATGAAATCATCTGCTTCGTTAGAACCCACCATTCCAGCTGTTCCTTTAGCAAATTCAGAACCATAAATAAATAAGTCTACTGATCCACTAGTAAATGTAGGAAAACCTGCACCATCATAACATGCTATAGTAACAGTTCTAGGTGCTGCTCCTGCTCCATCTGTTGGAGCTGCTGAAATAATTCCTTTAGCAGAAATTGTAGATCCCGCTACTGAACTTGAAAGCATAACTGTTTGACCTGCTCTTAAAGCTGCTAAATTAGGAGATGCTAATGCTGGATCAAAATCCCCTGCTGGAATAATGAACGCATGTGTTGCATTTCCTGTAGTAGCTCCTGCAAATGTCAAAGCTCTATACTTATTGTGTAACCTTCCTTGTTCTGCCCATTTAATAAGATCAGAGTTTGAAGGCATCTCAGCGCCTACCATTCTTAAGAATGAAGCTACTGTTCTATTCCCGTATCTTTCGAATTCTTTTTCGTAAGTGTCAGGAAGATATTGCTGTAACCAAGTAAAGTCTGCCGAAGACAGATAATTAGTTGATACAGGCACTTGTTGTGAACTAGGTTGTAAATCGAACCCAGGTACCGCTTGTACTGCCATAATAATTTAAATTTTAATTTGTTAAACTTTTTTAATACTTCTAATTTTAAGTCCTCTTCCACTATCTGTATTTCCTACAGCCCTTATCTTCATCCCGTCTTTTGTTACGGTTTGTTGTGCGGCATTTCTGATATCCATGTTTATGTTTTTAGATTTTCTAGAAACATTATCCACAGTAGCAGATACACCTTGGTCATAAAAAAATTGAGCAAATTTCTCAGGGTTCATAGCAACAGCTAATGAACGATGATATCCCATTGGATCAGCTACAAGACCTGTGTTTTTGTCTAAAAATTTATTAACCCAATTGTTAACATCTCCTTGAACATTTTTAAGCTCTTCTGCTGTCCCTGGTTTAAAAGTTATATTATTATCACCTATAGTAAAGTCAAAACCTTTGAATTCACTATTGAAAACCTCGTTTGTTTTCTGATAGAAATAATCATATTTCTTTTTATTTTGCTCTTCAATAGATTTAGATTCCTTAAGATAACTTTCATAAGCATTTAAATTTTCTTGTTGATCGTTAGATAATTGATCCCCGCTTGACTCAAGAGGTACTTTATATTTATCCTTCTGCTCATTCAAAAACTTTTTCGCTTTCGCAAGTTCTCGTTTTTTTGCTAATTTTTTCTTCTTAATATCGCGGGGCTCATCTAGTTCTTCATCAAAACTAAACTTATCCTCCATGATATCTTGAATATCTATAGCGTCTAACCCATCTTCGGTTATGCTATAGTAACTAGCTAGTACAGAGTCATCTTCCATAGAATTGTAATCTTTCTGTAAATTATAGAAATCTGCAATTCCACGTCCAGTGTCTTTTTTGTACTTTAAATACGCAGACACATCTTCAGGTAACTCTTCGTTTGCCTCTTTTTCCGCAAACAGTTCATCAACTGAATTTATATCCTTGTTGTATCTATCTCTAATAAAAGAAAGAACGTCTTCATCATTTAACTCTGATGAGGGAGCTTCATCAATTTTCTCTGATGAGGGAGTTTCTTTTTCAACTTTTTCTTCTACTTTTTCTTCTACCTTTTCTTCTCCCTTTTCCTCTACTGTAGAAACTTTAGTTGTTTCTGTTTGCTCATTTTGTGGTTTAGATTCGCTGTCTTCAAACTTCTCTTCGTGTTTTTTTAACAACTCCTCTTCTATTTCTGCTTTGGACTTTTCTTCTTTATGCCCTAAGTCTCTTACTTTTATTTCCATAATATTGAATTAGATTAAATTTTAAACAAAGTTAAACAAAAAATAAATACAAAATTTAGCCTATCTAGGCTCAAACTCTGCTAAATCAAAACCATCAAGACTATCCTCATTAGATTCAAAGTTTATCGCTGGTAGATTTCTTTTCTTTTGTTCTATCATTTTTGAAGTTTGAGTTGACTGTTGGCTAATTCTATTGTCTTTTGCTTTTTCTCTTTCATTTTCTCTTGATTGTAAGCCTTGTTGCTCCATACCTTTTAATTGCATTTGAAACTGAAACTCTGTTTGCATCAATTGTCTTTTTAACTCAGCTTCATTTTTAAGTTTCTCTATTTCAAAACTTATTTCAGCCTGTTTAACTTGCATTTTTGATTGAGTTTCCATTTGCACTTTTTGAGCTTCTAATTGTGCTTTAGCTTGTTCTCCTTGCATTTGCATTTGAGCAGCCATTTGTTGCTCTTGCATTTTTTGTTGTTGTTCTTGTTCTTGTTTTTGTCTACGTTTTAATTTAAGCAATTGATTAGCCATTTTAAGATTATTAATCTCTCTAATGTCTATCGCATCTTCTAAACTAATATTTTCTTTAGATAATGCCATTTGTATATTAGCCTCTAGCATTGCTTTTTCTTCTTCATCAGGTGCCATTTCTATAAATATTCCAAAATCATATATATACAAATCTTTTATTTCTTCTAAAATACCTGAGTTATATTTTCCTATTTGCATAGCAAACTCATCTTTAAAATCTGCAAATTCTAATATATCAGCTGTCCTTATAGATAAACACTCTGCTAAAGTTTTGGTTATAAATAAACTACCATCTAATATGTGTCTTGTTGCGGTGTTGCTATTTAAAGCTGCAAGTTTTTGTACACCCACTAAAGCATTAGGATCTGGTGTAGAGCCATCTCTAGCTTCGTTTAAACCAGTTACTGATCTAATCATATCTAAATAATGATTGTAGTTAGCTATTAACATTTGCATTTTACTAGAACCGCTATTTGCGGTAAGTTGTTGTATGGGTACTTTGGCGTTGTTAAATTCACCGTCTTGAGTAAAGCTACGCCCTACAACACTACCTGTTTGAAAATATAATCGTAATGCATCTTCTGGATTGTAAGCATTCCCTGTTCCTAAATCCACTTCATTTAATCCATCTGCATCAATAAACACACCATCAGGTACAATTCTTGAAACTACTTGTTGAATTTTTAAATGAGTCATTTGTATTAAATCTGCAAAAGGAATCATTCTTCTGACTAAAGACTCTAACTGTCCTTTATACATTCTAGGAGCACATGCCACATAATTAGGCATAGCAAATTGATTAGCTGATTTAGGTCTTACCATATTTTCTGCTAACTTCCATTCTAAAACAATGTTAGTTCCCATAACCATTACTCCAGTATACCACACGTCAATTCTTTTTTCTACTTTCTCAAACTTACCTTCCTCCATCATTTCTTGTGGTGGATTAAATTGATCATCTTTCTCAACTGTTTTATAAGAACCGTCTGCTAATTTTTTTCTTTTATAAACAAAGGAATGGGTGGTTTTATAATTAAAGTATAGTAAAGTTGCAGTATCTCTATAAAACATACTGTTTTCATAAAACTGTGAAGTATTAAAATAATTATACCACGATTGACTATACTTAGCTATTTCATTTAAATCAGCATCGGTTAATGACGGATCAATTTTAATTAACTCTGTCATTGGAACCGTTTTAATTTCACCCCAATAAAAACAATCTTTAAAATAAGGATCTTCAGTATAACTATAAACCACATTAGCAGGATCTACATAATCTATTTTTACTCCTTGTCCAGGTAAAAACTCATGTTTAGTAATTCCAATACCTAATGTAGTTAAATCATAATCAACTCTATTTCTAATGTCGTTATAATGATTTTCAGAAAACAAAGTGTCAATTGCTACTTCTTGAGCTATTTCAACGGCAGGTTTATATTTCATGTTCATAAACAATTCCATTTCATCATCTGACTCAGGAAGTTCATCTGCATTTGTTTGAAAAACATTAATGCCAAATTCTGATTCTATTTCTTCAAATAAAGGTTTTGCAACAACCTCTCCCTCTATTTGTTTTTGAAACTCATTTCTTTTTTCTGCGGACATTGCATCTTCAGCATATGCTTTTACTTTAAATAATCTATCTGACATACCATTAACCACAATATCTACAAATTTAGGAATGATAGGAACAGGCGTCCAATCTAAGTTTAAATAAGACAAATCACCATCAATAGCTAATTCGTTTTTATATTTAGCAATTGACTGCTCACCTCGCGCGTACAGGCGTAAGCGCATGAATTCCCCCCATTGATCGTAAAATCTACAAGACCCATTGTCTCTTCTAAACCATTCATACTGTATTGCTTGTCCTATTTGTAAACCGTATTCTACTGTGTCTTTTGTGGAGTCTGAAACAAATTGATCAGGAAAAGCAGCAGCTTGTATATTTATTGTAACGTCTTTCATCTTTTAAGTAATTGACTAACTGAACTTTTATTGTTATATCTAGCAAAGTTAATGCTTATTTTTGATTGTTTTTGAACTGGAGTATACAGGTGTTTTTGATTAGACATTATTGCTAGTCCTGAACTAATAGATGCATCAAATCTTGTTCTATTATTTATATCAAACTTTGCCCAATCTTCTAATGTTCGTTGAAAATACATGCTACCCATTACATCTTTATCTCTATATGTTCCATCTAAATCAAGACCTATATGTTTTTCTATATATGACTCAATTGCAGATGCGTGTGATTGTTTTACATCTTCAGAGCTATTTGGTATGCCACCTAACTCTTTTTCTGTTTTTGACAACTTATTATATTTTTTATCAGGTCTGTTTAAACAGTATCCTCTATATCCTCTATTTTTAAAATGATACAACAAACGTGGTTTATTGTTTTCACATAAAATAGGCATACCATAAAAAACACAAGCCATCAAGACTTCTTCGAAAAATATTTCTGCTGTTTGAGGTCTGGCAATGTACTCAAGAAAAAACTCATTACTTGGGGCATCATCCATATTAAATTTAGTTAACCCATGCAATGATCCATTAGAACCTTTCCCAACAACTACTCCAGAAATGTCATAAGAGTCACATCCAAAAGAGCCAAGGTGTTCGTTACCTGGTCTTCTTTGTCCCCCTCTTTCAATAACATTGTTTTGAAGCGAAGCCTTAGGGATGTAAGTTACAAAAAATCTTCCTCTTTTATTTGGGCTCCATATAACCTTAGAATCTTTAATACCATCTTTCCAATGAAACCCCCCTTGAGTTACATGATGTTGCATAATTAATGAATCATTATAATCTATCTGTTGATAAATTTTTGTTAAATTAAAAAGTGATTGTTTACTTTCATCTCTAAATGCATGAGACTCTGATCTTGGAAATTGTCTATAAAATTCATTTAAAGCATCAGGATCTGATTTTAGTGACTCTACTTCATTCTGCCAATAATTTATAGCTCCTTGAGTAATCATTTCACCATCAATACCCATTATAGGTTTACTAGGGGTTTTTAATACAGGCATTCCATATATATCTATAAACCCTTCCATATTCCACTCCATAGGAACAAACAAATTATACAACCCACTTTTTGTTTGCCCATTAGAATTTCTTTTCATACAATCCGAATCCTCAAATAAAGACTTAAAGTTTCTTCCTCCTTTATCTAATGCATTAGAAGTAGAACCCATCATGCATTTACCAATTACTTTACTACCTAATCGTAAACAGGTTTTAGTAACTCTCCAGTTGTTTAATATGTTTTCAGGTCTTTCCCACTTACCACTTTCATCGTGAAGTAGTAATTGTAACTTCTCACCATCATAACTGTTATCAGATGTGTTCTTCCAATCAATAGTTGTATCTAATCCCTCTAGTTCTTCTTCATCTACCACATACATATTTTTTTTAGTAATCTTAGAAGCTGGTACACGATAGGCTAATTCTGTTTTTGGTTTATCCATACCATCTTGTATAGGCTTAAAAAAGAAAGGATAGTTATTTGAAATAGGAACAATCTTGTCTGTAAACATTTTTTTAGCATCTGCTCCAGTTTTAGAAAGTATACCTATTCTCGAATCTTTTGTAATAGTAGCGGTATTAACACCCTCACAAGAACTCATAAAAGAAAACCCTGAACGTCTTATTTTTAAATAACACATTCCAAAACTTCTTTTGTCAGCCTTAGATGCTTCCCAAAATATATAAAACAATCTATTAGCCTCTCTAAAGTCAGGATGCCCAACATCTATTTTAGTCCATTGTAAATACATATAATGTGTTCCAGTAATATATGTTGGCTCACCATTATTCATAAACCAAAGGCCTTCTTCTCTTCTATCAAACTCTTGCTCAATATAATCTACCCATTTGTTTTTAAATTGTGGAGGGGTGTCATGCCATTGAAATATAGATTGTATTTTTTTTAATTCTTTAGGCAAAACATGTGGTTCCCAATACTGTTCTTCTTTTGTTTTGTCTCGCATGTGCACGCGCGCGGGAGGCTTAGGTAAAGCTATGTTTAATCCATTAATATTTATTATTTGATCTATTTGCCCTGTTTTAGAAATAACTACAAAATCATATTTTTCATTATACCCATAAAGCCAAGTCCGAGCTCTATTCTTAGTTGCTAACACATTTTTAGGAACTATTTTATAAAGATTTTTATATAAACTATTTTGATCTTGATTCTGCAAAGCCTTTAGGTGTATTATTTTTAACTATATCATTTCCTTCTATTAACTGCTTCTCTTCTTCGATTCGCTTTAATATTTCGAATGCATCAAAGATAGCAAGTTTTTTTGTAGCAGCTGCATTTTTTAATCTGTCAGCGGCTAACTCATCATCTTTATCGTATTTAATAATATCCTCTTTAGCCACCTTAATCAGTTGAGTAACTGCTTTTTCGCCAGCTTTTATTATTTCTTCTTTTATTTTTTTTATATCCATTATACCACCATTGTTATATTATCAGTAAACATACGATATAATTTTTCTTCATCTATATAAAACTCATATTCGCTTTCTGGAGTAAATGTTATTTGATCTCCTTCTTTTACTCCTAAACTTTTTAGTTGTTTGTTAGAGTATTTTAATATACCATGTAAGGGTTCTTCTTTAATATTAACACCTTCAATATAATAATCTTTTTTTGGAATAGGTTTTACAAAACAATACTTATCATGACCGTACCATTTACCCTTTTTGTTATATAAAAAAAACTGATCGTAATCAATAAAAAACAAGTCATCTTTAAAAAAACTTTTACCGCTTTTTTCTCTTCCTTTCATATCAAAATAAAACTTAAAAACATTATGGTGTACTAATAATATATCACCTTTATCAATATCTCCAGTATAGTTTAAAGGAACAGAAACAACTTTAGCAAATCTATTAGATGCTTTATGATCTTCTTTAGAAACACTAGTTATAAAATCTACACCTCCGATATCTTTTATATTATCGTACCTTCTACCTTTAACTGGTTGTACAATAAAAGAATAAGGAGATTGCATTAAAAATCTAAATTATATTCTACTGAAATAGGAAGCGTGGTTTTAAACTCTTTCCACATTATAAGCTCTTCATTTCTTTCTATCCAAATTTTAAAAGAATTTGATACAGGATCACTTTGTATTAAATGTATGTGATATCTCCCATTAAGAACTTCTTGCCCTACAATATAATGCATGGCTCCAGACTTATAGTCTGCTCCTATGGAAATTTTTCTAATATCCATTTTATTTAATTAAAATGTAGAATTTAACTTTAAAGTCTGATAAGTAATCTTAATATACATAACCCCATTTCCTGCTGGTGTGCCGCCAGTCGTTCCTGAGCCTGTTAAAACCAAAGGGGTGTTTTCAGGAATAGCCTGTGATCCTCCATTAAAAATAGGAAGAACAATATCTGTGGCAGAATTAAAGGTTGCCATAGCTATGTTTCCTGTTGAATATGTGCCTACCGCTGTACTCGCATTTCCATCAAAACCATATGCAACACTTCCTGCGTCCATAAAAAGAATAATGTTTTTAATATTTAAAACATATCCTGATCCTGGAGCCGCTATTAATGTAAGGGGTTGGGTCCATAATGCATTTAATAATACAGAGGAAACGGTAACAGTAACTGTAGTGTCAGCTAATCCAAATAAAGATTGAACAGATTCTAAAGTACAAGTTTTGGTAGATAAGTCATCATTAGCATCTGTCAATACAAAGTAATCTGATAATACAGGATCGATGTTAGGATAGATGCTAGTGTTACTTATTCTTGCCATTATTTTACTTCTTCTACAGGTTGTGCTTCTTCAACTTTTTCTTTAATATCACCTGTTGCTAAATCAATAGAAACATCTTTACCATACTTTTCCATTAGATTTTTTTCATCAACTTTAAATGCAGATCTAAGATCATCCATTTGAGATAACAATTCTTTTTGTTGTAATAATGAATCAGCAATTGCTAATTTAGTTTTGGTGAACTCTTGGTTCATTCCTTGAAGTCTTTTTAATTCTTCTTCTGTAATTTTTGCCATTGTATTTAATTTAATTTAAGTTATAAAAAACAAATATAATAAAATATTATTATTCTTCCTCTACTGGTGGAGTAGGTGGATTTTGCCATGTAAAATATAAATCTTCATTTACAGGGCTTATTTCTACTGCAATCTGTTCATCTAATGATTTTTTCATTGCATCAACATCTAAAGCTCCATCTAACCATCCAATAACCACATCTTCAAATGCTTCAGTATTTTCATAAGGAACAAACGGATCTCCTTTTACATATGTAAATCCTTGTGCTCCAATACTAGAGGCACTATAATAAACATCTGTACCAGGCATTTTTTCACTAGAAGTAGCAGTATACGTCCAATGCACTGTGTAAATCACATTTGATTCCCCTTCTGCTTGAATATGAGCATTCATTTGATTAATTGTCCAAGAATAGGTGTTAGTTGATTTTTTTGCCATAATCTTTTATTTTATACAAATATAGATAATTTAATTTTTATATTAACAAGTGTTTACGTTTCCATGAAGTTCTCCATTTCCTAATATTAATCTTGTATACTTATTTGTGTCAAACTTATAATACCCGTTAGATAGTGGGTTGTTTCCTGCGCTATCGGAATATAAAAAATCTCCTACCGTAGGTTGAGCACCACTGCCTGAGTGATAATACGTTTGATCTATAGCTTCAGAACAAACCCCATTAAAATTAGAAGTTACAGAAGAAGCATATGCAGTTAATGTAGCATATGTCTTTCCATAAAATTCTGAATAAGCATGAGGAGAGGATTGGTTAACTCCAGAATCTTCATATATCTTTACAAGTGATCCTGCTTGTGGTGTTGAGCTTGTTCCTGATAATGGAGCATTAGCCGTTCCTGATCTGTTTGCTTCTTGATTTATATCGTTAGCGCTTATTGCTCCTGCTGTTGGTAGTGTCATAATTTATTTATTTTCTAATTCTTTTACTCTAGCTTCTAATTCTTGTATAGACTTTAATAATACTGGAACTACTTGTGAATAATCTACGCCCTGCATTTGTTCGCCGTCTTTTTCTCCAACAACTGCTTGAGGTATTATTTCTTGAAGTTCGTGAGCAACAGCACCATAACTTCTTGTTTCGTCTGCTTTCCATTTGAAGTCATAAACATTCATTTTAGAAAGCAACTCTAAACCATTAAAATCTTTTAAATCTTCTTTCATTCGGTAATCCGAACTTGTGCTATAAGTTGTTGTGCTACCAGTAGTATCTATATATCCAACAAGACCATTGCCGTTATAAAATAAAAAATGATTGTAAGCTGTAGTTGCACTCCCTGAAGAACTAATTTGACCACTATTTGTACCTGTTAAACATAATCCTGATTGTGAAGCACTTGGAAGTGATGTAGTGGCAAACAATACATTTACACCATTAGTTGCTCCTATTCGTACTTGCCCATCTCCTCGTATTGCAAAAATTTCAGCACTACCTGCTAAGTTTTCTACATAAAAAGCATGGTTTGAACTTGAAGAACCTGCTGATAAATAAATACCATTATCTAATGTTGCGTCAGTTTTTACTCTTAACTTATAAGATGCAGATGACTCACCAATTCCTACATTTCCAGATCTTTTAAATACTACTTTAGAATCTGATAAACTTACTTCATCACTTAAAGTTGTAGAGTTGTTAAAACAAAAATGTAAGTCAGCCATATTATAACCATAGCCTCCACCACTTCCAACAATAGCAGTTTTATTTGAATAGGCACTTGAATTATTTTCTGGTCTAAAAGCTATACCAACTCCATAATCTGCTTGGTATCTTGAACCTGAAATAGCAACTGGAAAAAATGTTCCAGCAGTAGCTGTTGTTTCTACAATATTTAATTTTTCTAAAGGCGATGTTGTTCCTATTCCTACGTTTCCAGTAGATTCAAATGTAGCAACAATATTACTTGTTCCTTGAATATATAAATTCCCAGTATTGTATTTTAAATATCCACCACCCCCACCGTTTCCTAGTTGAATACCACCAGCCACTGTTAACAATGATGTATTAGAAGTGTCTATACGCATTTGTTCAACACCACCACCAGTTTGCCATATAAATCTATTTTCTGAAGCAGTATCACCGTGATCTTGTGAAAATATAACAGTACCATCCGTGTTGTTTTGATATAAAGAAAAAGTAGAACCTCCAGTATATCTGCAAACTAAATTTCCACTATCTTTTACACTTAATTTATTAGGGGCTGATGTATCACCGATTCCTACGTTTCCACCACCTGTAATTGTTAATCGCTCTGTTTCATTAGTGCCAAAAGATAAATTTCTTAGATCTGAATTCTGATACAGTGCGGTTGTTGTTGCGCCCATTGCTATACCAAACGTATATCCATTACCCGTTATTTCAAATTGACCTTCACCACTACTGTTCATTACTCTATCAACCGCATCTGAAATATCTAATTTACTAGTAGGCGTAGTCGTTCCAATTCCAACATTTCCTGTAGACATAAATGTAGTAACAATAGTGTCACCATCATCTTCAAAGATTTGCCATTTACCTGCTGCTCTTTCTCCAATTTCCCAATTAGTACCTGATGCTGTAGAATCTTGTCGAATAATAGAATCTCCAGGAGCAGTACCACCTAAATGAAGTTTAGTTGTAGGCGTAGTCGTTCCAATTCCTACATTACCGTCAGCTGCTATACGCATTCTTTCTGACCAAGAAATAGTATTTCCTGCTGTCCCTGCAGCTGCATTATAAAACCTAATAATGCCGTCTTCTAAATCCATTCGCGCAGGAGCTTCGCTTGCATACCTATAAGTAAAAGCACTACTACCTCCAGTTATTGTTGCATTACAAGTTAAATATAAATTTGATTTCCAAGGTGCACCTGTAATAGTGTTCCCTTGCCTACCTATTTCTAAAGAACGATAATCTGCCTCGGGTGTTCCACTTGGAATACCATCACCAATTAATACACTTCCTGCACCATCAATAACAAATTTACTAGGAGTATTTACATCAACATCACCCATTGTTTCATTTGCTATAACAAATTTTCCACCACCAAAATAACCATCACTATTATTAGTCGAAAACATTGACCAAATAGTACCTCCAGTATGTTGGTTGTCAGCTTCAAAACCACCTCTATAACCATCAGCAGCTGTCATTGAAGATCTAACTATCACTTCACCAGCATTTACAACTTGTAATTTAGTTGTAGGAGAATCAGTTCCTATTCCTACATTTTGAGAGTTAGTAATAGTTAATGCTCTTGTATTATTTGTTTTAAGAGCAAATGCATGATTAGTGTTTGTTCCTAAAGACATGTCTGTAGTGGCATCATCATAACTCCAGTCACCACCTACTGCTCCACCACTTCTTTTAGCTTCATAGAGTTTCACTGAACCACTCGATGCATATGCTCCTTCAGAGCTTACAACTGTAGCTCCCGCTACTGTCCCAACAAAACTTGCTGTCCCTAAAGTAATTGTTCCATTAACAGTTACATTTCCTGTAAAAGTTGCATTTTGTGTATTATCAAATGTTAAAGCATTATTGGTTGCACTACCATTATAATGATCTAATTTAAAGTTATTATTAGCATCTCTTTTCCATCTCCAATAATCTGTATTAGCAGTATTAGTCCAATATGCTTCAGCATCATCTACCTGTAGGTTTATAAAATTAGTTGCTTTATAAGATGTTGCTGTAACTGCACCTGCAAAAGTTGATGTGCCTGTACCCGTAACTTTTAAATCTAACCCACTTGCAACAAGGGTGTTGTCATCACTATGAGATCCACTCGTTCCAAAAACAAATGTACTTGTACCACTAGCTGTAACATTATATCCAATTGCTACAGAATAGGTGCCAGTTGCTGCAGGGTTATAACCTATACCTATAGATTGATTTCCTGTAGAATCTGCATCATAACCTAGACTAATTGCTTCATTCCCTAAAGTTGAATTTGTGTTACCTATAATAATTTTATCATCTGCATATTGAAGATGTTTTGTAGCTGCCAATGTTACATTTCCTGCAAAAGTTGCGTTACCACTATTTATAGCTAATGTTAAAGCGTCTATATTATATGTTGCATCTCTGATTGTAAATTTATCATTATCTACACCAGTTTGTCCAGCTGTTACATTCCACTGTTGGTCCGTTCCATTAGAATTTAATAGTTGTAAACCTCTATTCTCTCCTGTGCTAATATCTGAAATATCAATCCTAACCATTTCAGAGAAATAACTAGTCGCTGCTGTTACACCACCTGTAAAAGTTGCATTACCATCAACACTTTCCGCACTTAAAAATCTAATCGCCATTATTTATTTTTTTTTAATTCTTCAATTTCTGCTTTTAATTCTTTTATTGCTTCTACTAATATAGGTATTACACCTTGATGACGCATAGATAATTTACCATCTTCATTTTCCCTTACAAGTTTTGGTAACACTTTTTGTACATCTTGTGCTATAAACCCTATATCATCTACAATATTAGACAAGCCAGGGTTTTTCCATGTAAAAGAAACACCGTTTAATTTACTTATTTTGTCTAAAGAGTTTTCTAATGGTTTTATGTTTTTCTTTAGAGTTATGTCAGATGGTGAGCCATATGCTACTACATCGCCTGCACAAATAAAAGAAGTAGCGTTTAACGATGCTTTTATAGTTCCTGCGGGTACAAACTTTATTGTACCAGCAGTATCATCAGCAGACACATATATAAAACCTGTAGAATTAGGGGTTTTAAATTCTATACCAGACCAAAAATTACTAGCTGTAGCAGTTGTTTCTAATTTTATACCACCGTCTTGAGTTGATCCTCCATTTACATGAAGCATTCTTCCCGGGCTTGTCGCTCCAATTCCTACTTTACCTCCATTGAAAAATGAGGTATCATTAGCTCTTAATCTAACTTTTTCAGTGCCATCATAATATAATCCTAAATACCCTTCGTTTGAAAAATATTGTTCTAAAGAGGCTATTTTAGTCCCCGTAGATGGTGAATTTGTAAATATCTGTATACCCGCTGTACCTGATCCCCAAATTTTTTGTAAAACATTAGCGGTTCCATTACCAACTTGAAATGTTGCATCAGGAGAAATAGCTCCAACACCAACTCGATTATTAGCAAAATCAATAGATAATGTATCTGTGCTTCTGTAGGAATTACCTCTAAATGAAAATACATTATTTGTACCTACACCCTCTCCAATAGTAAAATAATTAGTTGTGGTCTCATTATCAAACCTTATGTTTGCACCAGCAGCTTGTGATAAATTTAAAAGAGCTGCAGGCGAACTCGTTCCAATTCCTACATCTCCGCCATTAAAATAAGAAGTACCCGCTGAGTCTAATTTTATCTTAACAGTGCTACTTGTATCATATATATATTGCTCACCATTTCCACCAGAATCATGATAAAAAGTAAATAATCTATTTGTATTGTTAGCAGCATTTGCTTTACTTATTATTAAACCATTGTCTTGTGCCGCAAATATTGCATGACCTGCTCCCCAATCATTTTGAGCTAAAGTTCCGTAACCACTAATCCAAACATTTTGTGTTGATGTTGAATAATTATGTAATTTAGCACCAGGCGAAACAATTCCAATTCCTACTTTTCCATCAGCCATATTAGTAGTTATAAACTCTGTTCCAGAACTATTTTGTAATGCAAAATAACTAGTTCCGCCATCATTTCTTTTTAATAAGAAAACATCGTTTCCAGGTGATGAACTAATTTTAATTCCACCCGCACTATTAGTTCCTACTTGGCCCACGTCATCTCTAACGTGAAGAATTTGATTAGCAGGTATAGCTGTACCTGTAGCAAAGTATCCTGATGTTGCAGAAGCAATAGTAGAACTTACACCAACAGCCGTAACTGAACCTGCAAAAGTTGCATTACCACCCGCTGACATATCAAGTTGTAAAGCATTAATAGCTGAACCTCCATCATTTCCTTGTATAAAAAAGTCTGCATCTGAAACACTACTTTTTATTGCAAAACCACCTGTTAAGTCTAAAGCACCAATGGTAGTACCACCATCTTTAAATCTAATATTACCGCCATCAGCGTCTAAATTTATTTGACCAGCAGCATCAACATTAAAATGACCTGATGCATTTAAAATATCTCCACCTTGTACAGTTACATCACCTGCAAAAGTTGCATTTAATCCTGAATCTAATGTTAAAGAAGGATTTCCATCATTAGTTATAAACGTCATAGAATTTGAACTATGTGCATATTTTATTTGGCCAAGGTTATTTGCTGCTTGGTCTCCAAAATAAATTCCTCCATCACTATCCGTTCCAGTTGAACCAGATATAATATTAATACCAGTGTGCGACGTGCCTTCAATAACTATATTATCAAAGTTACTAGCTGCTGTTATAGTTGTTCCTCCGGTTCTAATGTTACCTGTAAAAGTTGCATTTTGTGACGCGTCTATTGTTAGAGCATCTACTGCATTTGTTCTGATATATAAAGGTGCATTTTCTCTTTGAATTAAGTAAGCATTTGTATTATGCATTATCATTTCAAAACCATCCGCATTTCCTGTTCCTGTATTAGCATCAGTAAGTAATAAAGATGAGCCAGTCCCAGTAGCGTGTACTTGCAAAGTTTTATTATAATTTGATGTTGTGGTTGTAGTACCTATTGAAACTTTTCCATCATAGTCAATACGCATATGTTCTATTATATCACTATCTGCTCGAGCAGTTCCAAAACTTAAATAACCCGCATAGTTTGCTGATGTAGCGTTAACCTTTCCTGATTTTATTGTTGCAAATAAACTATCATTTGTAGATGAATCTGTATGTCTACCACCAAAACCTATACCACCACCTAAGTCTGCTGCTTGGTCATCATTGGTATAGATTTCCATATTTGCTCTTTCTGTAGTAATAGCTCTATTAGCAGCTACAAATCTAAAGTCAGTGGCATTTGTTCCTTCATTATTTGCATTTCCTCTTGTTACATCTAATACCGCAACCGTAGAAGTGTTAGTTGATCTTATTTGTGTACTTCCATTTATAATATGAGCATCATTAAAACTGTCTCCTAATTCTACGTTTCCTTTTGTAACTAAACTGCCTTCAAAAGTTGCAGCATTATTACCGTCTAATCTTAATGCTGTATTAAGCGCTGAGCCATCGTATGTTTGAAAACTTAATGAATAGTTATTTACTAACCCTTCAACAATTCTTGCGTCCCCATTTGCCCAATCTACAAAACCACCAGAAGGTAAATTAAAACCATCAGTGCCCGTTAATGTAAAGTTTGTTGCAGTAACATTACCTGCAAAAGTTGCAGCAGCACCATCTTGTGTAAGATTAAGTGCTCCTTTAGAATAAAATTTTGTAACGCCTGCGTTAGTTCTTACATCGAACTCAACAGTTAAATCGTTTAATTGTCTAATAGAAAAATAATCACCACCACTAAAATCTCCGTTAGATGCGTCTCCATAAAAACCAGCATAACCAGTACCTGTAGCGGCTGCCATTACATTTGCATTATTTGTACTACTACTTGTAGCTGTTATGGTATTTGTAGCTGTTATGGTATTTGTAGCTGTAACTGTACCTGCGAAAGTTGCATTACCAGTAGTTGTAATTGTGTCTATATATGCATCTTTCCAATATCTAGTTGTTGTTCCTAAATCATGCGAACTATCTGCGTCTGGTATAAGATCGGCAGAAAGTTGTACTAATGTGGTGCTTCCATTACCACCACCTAAATACATTGAGCTGCCTTCTGCTGTTATTCTATCTTCATTTCCTGCGATAATAACACCACCTGCAAAAGTTGCATTTTGTGATGCGTCAAGGGTAAGTGCTACACTACTATTTGTTTTTATTGTAAAACTAGCATTATTAGTTAGGTTTATTTGACCTGCTCCCCCGTCATTAACACCAATATTCATCATATGACTATCATGGTCATAAAAAGATAAATACCCAGACGCATTTGATGCTTTATCACCACCGTCTTGTATTCTTAATTCAGGCGCGGAATCAAATAAATGAAGTTTAGTTGCCGCTGGAATTAATGTTGTAGTTCCAATACCCACTTTATCTTCTGTAATTGTAATAGCAGCTTCGGTATGTGATGTGCCTAACCATAATCTTCTTGTATTATCACTACTATTAGCTGTGACTTGAAATCTACTACCAGCTGTTCCATCATTTCCAGCGCCCTTTAATATACCGTCAGGGTTACTGGATGTATAACCTGGGTTACCAACGTTTACCGATCCTGCAAAAGTTGCGTTTTGTGCTTCGTTTACAGTAAGAGCAGTAACTAATCCACCGCTTGTGTTTCGTGTTTGTAAAATAAATTCACTTTCATAAGAACCACTCGCCCAATCACCAGCGGCTTTACCCATTAAAGCAACTCCAGTATTAAATGTACCATCAGATGGGTCATCACCTTGAAAATTTATTAAACCTAAAACGTTACCGTCTGAAATGCTTGTGTCGTCTCTTCTTAAAAATATTGTAGCGCCAGCTGCGTGAGCTAAAGTAAAATCTGCACCTGTTGCTGTTATGTCGCTAGTTGACGTTATACTTCCAGTAACAGTAATACCTGCACTTGTGGTTTCGAATTTCTTTGAGTTATCGTAGTAGATTGACACAGCTCCATCATCAACTGCCGTTAAATATGTTTCATCGTTAGCTTGATTTTTTAGGCTTAGGTCATTTGCTCTTAATACAAAAGTACCTTCATTAACTCTTATATGACTAACACCTGCTGAAGAAAATAACCCCATGTCATTATCATTACCTAAACGCAGTTCAGCACCATCGTTAAATGTTACATTACCTGTCAATGTACCACCACCTAATTCTAAATATCTTCCATCTAAATCAACTGTCTGATTTGTAGCTCCATTTACACTCGCAGTTAATACACCTGTACCTGTGGCAAATGATAACCCGTCAACATAATAATTTGTGTTAGTGTCTGCTATGGTACTCGCTATAGTAATAACACCATCAGAAGTTGATGTAGTAGTAATTCCAGTACCTGCTGCTAGTGTAATTGTATCACCATGATTTACGGTTGTTGGAGAAGTATTCGTTGTACCTCTTAATGTGAATGTTGTAAGTTGATTTGTGTTTGTGTCTGTGTAATTTCCAGCATGTATGTTAGTTGATCCTTGATCTGTAGTCCAATCTATGTGCTCATTAGCAACAAAGCCGGTAAGGTCATCATGTGTAAAATCACTTGATGAATAAGTGGTGTTTATATAATTACCAGTGTGTATATTGGTAGCTCCTTGGTCAGTGGTCCAGTCTATATGCTCGTTAGCTACAAAATCACTAAACCCATCGTGAGTTAACGAGATCGCTCCAACTGCACCATTTACACTCGTTACAACATCAGTTGGTGTTTGTAAAAGTGTAAAATCGTTCATATTGCCAGCACTACCACCATTGTGCATATATGATTTCTTTTCATCTGTTCTTACAACAACATCACCCTCTTGTGTTGTTAATGCTAATTGTGCACTTTCATTTGCTGCGGTTTGCACAGTTGTTAATGCTACTGGTGTTAAATTGTTAACATGTATATTAGTAGAGCCTTGATCAGTGGTCCAATCAATTATCTGATTACCACTAGGTATTGTAGGTTTGTTTAGTATATGTGCATCCCCTGAGCTAGCGTTCCAATTACTTTGCACATTCACTTCAGCACCTGTCGCAATACCATTTAACTTTGTGTGATCTGCGTCGGTAAACACATTAGAATCTGTTGCAGCTTCAACCGCAGCTCTTATCTCAGCATCTGTTTGATCCGCTGTAGCTGATGCTTCAATTGCATTAAGCTTACTATGATCAGCATCTGTGAATACATTTGAATCACTAGCAGCTTCAACTGCTGCTCTTATTTCCGCGTTAGTTTGATCCGCCGTAGCATTAGCTTCTATACCATCTAATTTAGTTCCATCAACACTTACGTCTCTACCATCAAAAGTACTATTTGTTGTAATAGCACCAGTCATCGCGCCACCTGCTAAAGGTAACATTAAATCAGCGTATGCTTTTATTGATTGTTGTGTAACGAGATGTACATCAGAATTTGAGGCCATGTTGTCCTCATCTTTTACCGGTAAGTTTGCTATTGATATAGTTGCACCCTGATTACTTGGTGCTGGCATAATGCCACCTGATCCCACGCTTGATACGGGGGATAAATTTTCGATTTTTTTATTTAAAAGAAACGTCTGTCTTCGCAGGTAATTTATATGGTTACGAAGTGATTTACCATCTATTATTATAGACATGATTAATCATTATAATCATTAACGGCAGCCCCACCTTCTGACTTACCAAACATATTTTCTGCTAATTTTCTTATTGTTTCTTTAGTTAACTGTCTATTAGCACCTTTACCTGTAAATTCTGATGAAAATCCTTTTACAGCAAGTTTTAAAAAATCGCTTCTAAATTTTCTTTTTTGATCAGAATTCATTTCCTGAGTTGAATTACTTATATATTCTTTTACACGATTAATATCCGGCACTTTACCAGCGGTCGGCATTGTTGTTCCACCAAATATATTGTTCATAAAATTATTATATTCAGCGTTTGCTATTTGAGCAGCCCCAAGTTTCATTGCTGTTTCTGCCGTTTTACCTCTTTTAATTAACATTGATTCATAATCAATACCTTTACCTTCAGTTACATCTGTAAAGCCTGTTATTCCTCTATTGGGTAAATTAGGGTTATTGTGTGTTATGCCTTCTACGTCAGCAGACTCATACGCTGAAACGCCGCCATAATTTACACTATTATCAAAACTGGATTTTGTTGTAAGATCATCAAATTGACTCTTATTAAGTGTACCACCTCGCTCAACAAGATCTATAACACCAAGTAAATTACTAAAACCATTTCTTTTTGAATTTTTATATGATAAGTCTATATTTGTTTGTACGTTTTTATTAAAAAAGTTATCTGGATCTGATTGGTACTCTTCTATTGCTTTGTTTGTTATATCTAGCGCGTTTCGCATATTTGGGTTGTTAGCATCTAACACACCAGCATATCTTTGTAAAGTAACATTTTCCATATATTTATCAAAATTTCCCGATGCTTTTATGTCTGGTACTTGTAAATTAAAAGCCTCGGTCATGTTTGCAGCATTACCTAACGCTATTGCGTTTCTTTGCGATGGATCATAAGCTGGACTATTAGCAACATGTTTGTCTAACGTTGCAAGACCAACACCTGATTTTTCAGCTATTTCATCATAACCCATGGTGATGCTTTCTACTTTTGGCTTTTTTGATGGTATTTTTATACCGTATTTATTTGCTACTTTTGTATTACCAGCATTAATTTGTGCTATCTCTTCTTTTGTAGGTGATCCTGATCCCGATGTATCAAATCGTCCAAGTCCAACGTTTGAATTTACTGTGTGCGTGCTGTTGTGTGGCATGTTTATATATTTATATCGTGTCGTTTACTATAGTATCTTGTTTAATTAGTACTGTATCAGGAGTTTCGATGTTTAGTGTGTCAATTGCACCATCTTTGCTTGGTTTTACTGAGCATTCCATGAAAAGTAATATTAACAATGTATATAGTAAGTAAGTTATTAATTTCATCTGCGTGTTTTTAAATGTTGTACTCTTTTACTATCACATAGAAACAAATTTTTTTACTACTATGACAATAGCTAGTTACTACTAATCCTATATATAGGTAGGTACCTAAATATTATACCTAGTATAATATTATAAGGGTAGTGTGACACTTGCCTATTACTAGACTACTATATAAGGCTAATGTCACTATAAAAAAGTTATTACAAATATTGAAGTATGGTGTTGCCCCTACTACTTCTGCACTTACTTTGTAAACTAAAATGAAATTTACAAGGCGGGGCCCCCTACTTTTACATGATTTTGCATAGAATTTTTAGCTTTTTACTGCCTCACCTTGCTACACCTTTTCACCTTTTTATTAAGTATTCACAAAACATTTACAATTTATTAAGATAGTATATATAAATAACTTAATATAAATAAATAATTATAAAGTGAGAGACAGTGTGGTTAACTATTACAGTAAAAATTACAAGTAAACAATGTCACTACTTTTACAAACTAATTACAAAGTATATAAGATAATATAAATAACTAAAACAATTAAATTAAATACAACTATGAATAATATCACTTCAAAAAGATTTGTAGTAAGAAAAAGTCTTCTTAATACAAACACAGAAATCACTTTCACAACTAAAAAAGGTAAAACTATAAAGTACAATCATGATATAGTTTTCAATATAATGAAAGACACTCTTACTAAATTACCATGTTGGTTAAAGTATAAGAGTTACACTGCAAGT